GAAAACTCTAACATAAATGTTGTTATTACACCAGTTATGTATGACCCAGACGGATTTACACCTGTGTTAGGTGTGTTAGTAAAAAACGAAGATTCAAGTTACACTAAAAAATATACAATAACTGTTAAACCTAACAATTAAATTGGAAAATTATTTAGAGGTGGGTCAAACACCACTTATCCCTATTGATATTGATGGAGTTATTATTTGGGGTAAAGCTGAATTTATGAACCCATCTGGTTCTGTTAAAGACAGACCAATCAAAAACATTTTGACACGAGCGGTTGAGAATGGATTATTATCCAAAGGAGGTACCGTTGTTGAAGCAACCAGTGGAAACGCTGGTATTTCATTTGCCATGTATTGTGCGGAAATGGGATTTAAATGTGTTATTGTAATGCCATCTAACATGAGTGAAGAACGTAAAAAAATGTTACGTCTTTATGGTGCGGAACTTATTGAAGTTGGACCTGGTGATTTTGATTCTGCAATTAAATTAAGAGATGAGTTGGCAGAAAAAAATGGATGGTTTAATGGAAATCAATTTGCATCACCTTGGAATATAGAAGCTCATAAAGAGGGAACAGGTGTTGAACTAATGTATCAGGCAATTAGTAATAAAATTAGACCATCAGCATTTGTATTAGGAACTGGTACTGGTGGAACACTAATGGGGGCGGGAGAAACACTTAAAAATTTTTATTATGATATGGAAATTGTTGCGGTTGAACCATCAGAGTCACCAGTAATGAGTGGAGGAGAATCAGGATTACATGGGATTCAGGGAATTGGTGATGGTTCTAAGTTTATGGTTGATTTAGATTTTGTTGACCACATTATTACAATATCAACAGAAGAGGCGACTCAAATGAGTCGTAGATTATCTAAAGATTATGGAATCTTTGTTGGAATTTCTGCAGGAGCAAACGTTTTAGCTTCAGTTAAATACGGACAAAAGTTTGATAAGACAAACATTTTTACTATACTTTGTGATAGAGGAGACCGATACCTTTCAATATTATGATTAAAAGACTAATACATTTTTCAGACCTACACGTCAGATTGTTTAAAGACCACGAGTTATATCGTAGTATTCTTCAAACTGCGTTAAAGGAGTGGGAAACATTACAACCAGACCGTATTATTTTCACGGGAGACTTGGTACATTCAAAAAATCAAATGACACCCGAATTGGTTGAATTCGTTGCTTGGGTTTTATCTGAATGTGCTAAAATTGCCAAAACTGTGGTTATTATTGGAAACCATGATTTCCTTGAAAACAACAACACAAGGTTAGATGCTCTCACTCCTATTATCGATTCATTAAAGAACGACCAAATTACTTATTTGAAAAATCGTGGAGTGTATGAAGACGAAAATGTGAACTGGTGTGTTTACTCTTTGATGGAACATAATATTCCACCTGATATTCAAAAGTCAGACAAGAAGAACATTGGATTATTTCACGGGCCTATCCAAGGGTTGTATACCGATGTCGGATACAAGTTTGAAGATGGGTTTGACGTAGACAAATTTAGTGGATGTGACTTGGTGTTATGTGGTGATATTCACAAACGACAAGTGTTTGACATTCCTGGTAAAAAGAAAGCCTACATGATTGGTTCAACTATTCAACAAAACTTTGGGGAGAAAATCACTAAACATGGTTATGGTGTTTATGATATTGAGAAAGACGAGTATGACTTTGTTGATTTACCAAACCCAAAACCATTCTTGGCTTTCCGAATTAACTCAATCAATGATTTGGTTGATGGAACAGAAAAACTGACAAACTACTAATGAACATCACCCTTGAACTTGATTCAAATCAGTACAAAGACTTAACCCGATATTGTGGGTTAAATAAGTTTATACCTGAGGAGATTGCCAAAAAATCTTACTTGGAAGGGTTCACAATTGAAAAGTATGGTTTGTTGGGAAAAACACATAATAATGGTGAAAAAGACTTAAAAACGGGTGGGATTCAGGAAAAACGTGTGGAAATCGAGGTAATCCGAGAAAAACTTGTGGAAATACCTGTTGAAGTTATTAAAGAGGTTATCAAGATTGAGTATGTTGAGATTCCAGTTGAAAAACGGGTGGAAGTACCAGTTGAGAAGATAGTTGAACGAATTGTTAATGTAACTGATGATACTAAAATAAATGAACTGTTGTTAAAAATACAACAGTTGGAGAATAGACCACCTAAAATTGTTGAAGTGGTTAAAGAGGTTCCTGTAGATAGAGTGGTTGAGAAAATAATTTATACTACTGATGATATTCAAATAAACGAACTTGGCGGAAAAATTGCCAAGTTGGAAAATGAAAGACAATTATTTTCTACTAAAACAACAGAAATGGAAAATATTTTCCACAATAAAATGTCTAAAAAGGATGAAGAATTAGATGAACTTAGACAAACTTTAGCCGAACATTTATCTAAACCACCAGTTGAAAAGATAGTGGAATTGGTCGTAGAGAAGGAAATAACGGACAATTCATTAAAGTCTAAACTTGATGCATTACAAAATACTTTAACTAAAGTTAGACAAGAAACTTTGGAGAAAGACAAAAAAATAAAAGAATTGGAACTGACAATTCAAGAGATTCAAAAGTTCCAAGAAAATAAACAAGCCGTCTATTTAAAAGGGTCAAACCTGGACGATAAATTATACAAATAAAAAAATATGACACAATTAATATTATGGATGATTATTGCTTATGGATTAAGTAATATCGTTGTTTACGGTAGCATTTTTAATGGACCAAGAAATGCAATCAACCGATGGTCGGCAGATGAATTTATACCCTTTAATGGGTTTTGGGTCTTTATATCCAATATGATTAAATGTATGATGTGTTTTGGATTTCATTGCGGATGGTTTTTATCCATTTCAATTTATTCACCAGTACACGAAATACTTGGAGTTACTCCATGGGTATCATGGTTTTTTGACGCTATGTTAGCTTCAGGTTCCGTATGGGCAATCAATGCAATAATTGAGTGGTTTGAAATGAATCGACCATCATCTAATGAATAATTAAAAACAAAAACAAATGGGAAAAAAAGACAAAGAACACAGAAAAAAAATTCAAGAGAGAAATCAAAAAATGAAAGCGGCGGACAGTGCAATGCAAAAATTATTCCAAGAGTCAATGAAAAGACAAGTTGCGGAATTAACAAAACAACGTGAGACGGAAATGTCAGGAGAAACACAAAACCAATAAAATGAAATGGGATTTATTCAATCCACAACCAAAATTTAATTACAAACAAATGTCGACAAAATTAGACGTAGAATTGTTGGAGAATCCTTATATACAAGTGGTATGGGAAGACACACCAGAGAACTTCACACAAGAAAGAATCAAATCTGTCAAACAATATTTTCAAAAGAAATATAATTCAACCAACACCAATGTCATAACGAAGGTTAAGACCACAGATAACACACAACAAACAATTGATGTATCAGTTAACATCATGGATAAGAATTACCAAAAAGAACTTATCAAGTCAATGTTGGAGTCTAAAGGTCAAGAACAATATTATGACCAAGTGATGGGAATTGATTCTGCGGTTGAAAATAGACTGACAGCCAACGATGTTGAAGTTACCGCATTTAAGAAATGGCATATCAAGAAAATTGAGTTTAGTAACTTCTTATCTTATGGTGAGAACCAAGTCATTGACTTTGACCAATGTAGTGGTATTACAGTTGTTGAATCAGACCCACCAAATTTTGGAGGTAAAACGGTATTGACTGTGGACTTGTTATTGTTCTTATTCTTTAACACAACAACAAAAACACAGAAAGCTGAAGAAATCTTCAATCGATTTACCGAGAAAAACACGGTAGTTGTTAAGGGTGACATTATTATTGACGGTGAAGAGTATATCATTGCTCGTAAGATTGAAAGAAAAAAATCTAAAATTGGTGAATGGAATGTTAAAACTGAGTTGGAGTTCTTCAAGAAATTAGATGACGGACAACTTCAGAACTTTACTGGTGAACAACGTAGAGAGACCGAAAATTTCATGAAAACATCTATTGGTAGTATGGATGACTTCTTGATGACAATTGTAACAACGGCATCAAATCTTGAAGATTTGTTGGATGCAAAACCAACTGCTCGTGGGCAGGTGTTAAGTAGGTTTTTGGGGCTTGAGTTCTTAAAAAAGAAAGAAGAGACTGGTAAAGAAATCTATTCTGAATTCTCAAAGGGTATGTTATCCAATGTGTATAATACCGAATCTTTGAAACAAGATAATGATAGCTCAACGGAACAAATCCAAAAACTTAAAACTGAGATTGAAGAATCTGATTTAAAAATTAAAGATGTTGATTTGAGATTACAGAAAGGTCAGGATTACAAAGATAACTTGTTGAAATCAAAGTATAGTGACATAGACCAAGAACTTATTGTCTTAAACCCACTTAAATTACAATCAGACATCACAGATTTTGAAGGTTCTTGTGAAACACTTAAAGGTCAAATCAAAGAGGTTAAGATTGTGGAACCAAAAGATTTTTATCATGAAGACAAACATGATGAGGTTAAAGAACAATATAATGAAGTTTATAAAGAGACTATTAAACTTGATACTGAAATTGAATCAATAAATAAATTAAAATCTGAAGTAGAGGGTGGAATTAAATGTTCTCATTGTGGAATTGAGTTAATGAATGCCGCAATCACCAACACAAAAATTACAGAACTTGATGGTTTAATTATGCAAAAAAACACAAAAACCACACTTATGCATGTTTTATCAAGCAAAGAACAAAGTTTTGTACAACTTAAAAAAGACTTTGATGAGTATGAAAGAAACAAACTTATTAAAGAAAAATACGAGGTTCAATTGGAATCAAGTGAATTAAAATTAGGTCAAGCAAAAGACAAACTTAAACGATACAAAGAAGTTCAAGACAAGATTAAGAAGAACAATGAGATTGATACTCAATCGGTTAAAGCCGGATTAAGAATTGATGAATTGATTAACGAAAAACGTGGATACGAAAAAGTTCAATCCAACAATCAAAACCAAATTGAAAATTTTTATTCTCGTATTGAAAAAAACAATGGGATAATCTTAAAGATTGCCGAAGAGTTTGAACGTGAAAAGATTTACAAGATGTATGTTGAGGTATTTGGTAAGAATGGAATTACAAAGGTGATTATGAAAACCATGATGCCGTTGATTAACTCTGAACTTCAAAGACTTCTTCAGGACTCTTGTTTCTTTAACTTGGAGATTCGTATTAACGACAAGAATGAGGTTGACTTTATCATGATTGATAACGGTACAGGGATTGAAAAACCAATGACTGCTGGTTCAGGATATGAAAAGACAATTGGAGCTCTTGCAATCCGAGCGGTATTATCAAAGGTATGTTCACTTCCAAAACCTAACATTTCGGTTTACGATGAGACTTGGGGTAAGGTTTCTAATGAAAACTTAGAAATGGTTGGGGACTTCTTTATGAAGTTGAAGGATTACTTTGAGAAAATCTTTGTAATATCTCATAACCCGCTTATATCAAATTGGGCGGATAATATTGTTAAAATCACAAAAACCGATAATATTTCAAAAGTTTCACAATAAAAATATTTTTTTATTGTTTTTTCCGTATATTTGTTGGATAACGATACTACCATGACACTAAACCAAAACCAATTATTTAATGCACAAGAAACTTTAGAAGATTTTAAAGTGTTAGTGACCCGATACAACCAAGTTAAAAATGATGAAACTAAGTTGAGAGCTTTTTTTGTTAGAAACAGAAATCCACTTTGGGATTTAACTGGTTGTAAATTTTATAAAACAGGATTATTATCTGAAGGAGCTAAAAAATTAGATAAAACAGATTTGGTTGACGACCACTATATACAAAGAAGTAAAGGTCTTAAGTTTGTCTTTGCAGAACTTGAAAAAAACCCTGAAATGAGTTTGGATATGTTCATTAATATTGTTAAAAAATATTCTTCAACGGTTAAACTATCTAAAGAAGAACATTCAAAAGTCACTTCTTTTGCGAAAAAGAATCCAACTTATTTAAACTATGAAACTTATTTGGCGTGTGGAATTAAGGTTGAGGGATTATCTGATATCATTTTAAAATAACTTATGAAAGAATTATGTTTTAACAAGAAGGGAGTTAACCATAAACCCCTCCAATATTGGACAACTGATAATGATACCAAAGTCGCCATTTATCAAGGAAATCGTGGGGAGAATCCTGACCTTGATTTTATTGTAAAGTACAAAGAGAAGGGTAAAAGATTACGTACACCTTCACATACCCATTGGATTGTTGATTTGTTGGTTAAGGCGGAATATAATAAAGTTTTAGTATCATCTTATATTGAAGATTTGATTGAGTTTTATGATAATACTAAACCATTTATTACAATCGAAGAAAGAAATAACTATGAATTAGAGATTCTTGAGTTAATGGAAGATAAATACGGAAGATTAAATGGAAGTGGATATTATAGTATTAAAACTTTAACTTCTTTGGTAGAGTTGTTCTCAAAGTGTGAAAAACAATCTACAGGGGCGTTCATGTTTAAAAATCTACTCCAATTAGTAAAAGAATACTGTGATGGTAAAAAAGATTTTTATCAAATTATTGGATATTCTAAAAGAGTTTAAAAAAAAAATAAAAAAATATGAAAAAATATTTGTTAACTGTATTCGGTGATTTTGAATCAAAAGATTGTGAAGAGATTGCTAATTGTTTAGAACCAATAGTTGATTCAACACATTTAAAATTTCAATACCGTAGTGGTGTTATTATCTTTCATTTTGCATCCGAATTTGAAATATCTGATATTAATGATTTTTTAACATTACTATCTTACGATTTTTATAATTCGTTTATATTATTAGAAAATACTAAAGATGTTTTAGTATTCATGGAAGATGACATGAAACAACATTTATTTGACTTAGATAATGATTCAGAGTGTTCGTTTAAGATTAATATTACTCCTAATAATAGGTTTGATACTGATTATGACGATAATGAATTTTATGACAAAGTAACAACTTTATTAAATGAAGTGAAGAAAAATTTACAAGAACCAACTTTAGACCAATTGTTGGATAAAATTAATGAACACGGAGTTAAATTGCTTACTCCATATGAAATAGCAATATTAAATAACTATAGTAAAAAATAAAATGAAAGAAAAATCATCAATTCCAATTAACCAAGAAGAGATTGCAGGATATCTTAAAGATATTAGACGAATTCGAGTTATGACTCCTGACAGAGAAAAAGAACTTGCAAAAAAAATCTTATCCCCTGATATAACAGAACAAGAAAAGAAAAAAATTCACAAAGAATTATTAGAAGGTAATCTTCGATTTGTAATTACGGTTAGTAAACAATATCAAAATCAAGGGTTAGATTTGTCTGACTTGATTGCAGAAGGAAACTACGGCCTTATGAAGGCGATTGAAAACTTTGATTGGACTAAAGGGTTAAGGTTTATCTCTTATGCTGTGTGGTGGGTTCGTCAATCTATATTACAATCTTTAAACGAAAATGCAAGAACCATTCGTCTTCCAGTTAATGTGGTTCAAGAGTTACATAGAGCAAAAAAAGATTTGGAATCTACAGGAGCGCCATTATCTGATAAATTTGCAACTTTACCATATACAATTAACTTAGATAATCCATTAAATGAAGATGGGGATACTTTATTGGACATATTGACTAATCCAAACGCTGAACTTGCTGACGCAGGATTATCAACTGAGGATACTTTAAAAAAGAAACTTATTGAGATGATGGATGTTTTAGATAATCGTGAAAGAATAATTATTGAAGATTATTTTGGATTATCAGGAAATAATAGAACATTAGAAGATATCGGGACAGATTTTGGACTTACAAAAGAAAGAGTACGTCAAATAAAAGAAAAATCATTAAGAAAATTACGAAACGAATCGTCAACATTGTTTGATTATATATAAAGGGTGTATTTATAAAGTATATTAATTATATTTAGAGTAATAAAAAATAAAAAAATAAAGAATTATGAAAAATTTTATACAAAAAAATTTTACAACTATTGTCTTGGTAATTACATTATTGTCCTTCTTTAAAGGATGTGGGGATGGTAGAGAACTTACTAAAATTAGAAAAGAAATTCAAATAATTAAAGATTCTACTTATACCAAACAAGAAATGAATGTAGAATTAACTATTATGGGTTTAGAATCTGAAAAAAGAATGATTCAGGCTACGGACCGAAAATTATTAGATGTTCATCGTCAAACTCAAATTGACCAGGAAATTAAAAAGTTAAAGTCAAATTAAAATGAATTGGATACGAAAAAATTTTAAAAAACTAATTTATATTGCATTTTTGGTTCCAATTTTTGCCGTTGCAATAGTTTCAATATCTCACGTAACTAAATGGTATGGATTATCAAATCCTTTAAGTTGGGCAATATATCTATCAATTGGTGTGGAGTTTGCGGCATTATCCGCAGTTGCTGCCATATCGGCAAAGATGGGTAAAAAAGTTTATATACCATTTGGAATTGTGACTTTAATTCAGTTTATCGGTAATGTTTTTTTTGCATATCAATACATTGACGTTGATTTACAAGAGTTTAAAGATTGGGTTGAATTAGTTGACCCAGTTGTTAGTTATCTTGGTGTAGAATCAGGAGATTTAATTGGTCATAAAAGATTTTTGGCTTTATTTGGGGGAGGAATGTTACCAATAATTTCGTTATCTTTTTTACATATGTTAGTTAAGTTTGAAGAAGAAGAAAAAATTGAAGTTAATAACACCAACGTAAATGTTGATGAATTAAGTATTGAGGCAGGTAAAAAAGAAGCTGAAATTGAAAAAGAAAATGAAAACAAAAAATTTACACCAACACAAGAACAGTTGGAAATGATTGAAAAAATATTAACAGATAAATCTGAAAAACAACAAATTGAAAATATCTCACAAGAAGAATTAACGGAAGACCCTGAAATTAAAAGATTGAGTTACACAAGGAGAAATGTTTGATATTGAAAAATACGGAAATTTTAAAATAACAGGTAAACAAAAAAAGAAAAAACAAATAATTTTATGCCATACATCAAGGGAGATTGAGGAATACTTAGTCTCCCTTAAATTTAGATACAATTCTAAGTATGATAAAATACCTAACTACGTAATTGCCAAAAACGGTAAAATCATTAAGTTACTTCCTGACGAAGGACACACAAATTTTTTCACAAAAGACAATATTAATCGAAACTCAATTATTGTTTGTTTAGAAAATTTAGGTTGGTTAGAAAAGAAACCATTAACTAACTATCACATTAACTGGAAAGGAAGTATTTATAAACAGGAAGTTTATGAAAAAAAATGGAGAGATTTCTTTTTTTGGGAACCGTACTCTGAGGAACAAGTTAAATCTGCCGCAGAATTATGTTTACATTTAACAGAAACATTCAAGATTAAAAGGAATTGTATAGGTCATAATACTAAGTTTGAAGGAACTGAACATTTTGAGGGGATTGTCTCAAAAAGTAATTTTGACGGAAAGTACACAGATTTAAATCCATCTTTTGATTTTAAAAACTTTATTAAATTAATAGAAAATGGGAAATATACACAATGATAGATATGACGAGATTAAATCGTTATTAAAAAAATCAAGAATTTTACTTGAACAAGAGACTCAAGATAATATTGGCGCGAGTATTGAAAACAGAATTTCTCAAGACCAAGAATACGAAACTGCTATTAGTGATGGCGAAGATGGAGAAACAACACCAAAAGATAAAACACAGAAGTATAGAATTTCTGGTGGTATCTTATCATTACACGGTAAAAATAAAGATGAATTAGGTATTACCTCTGACGAAAAAATAGCGTTCCAAGAAAGTATGGACGAGTTTGTTAATGAGGTTTCTGATTTAGTTGATTTTGGAATATTAAATGTTTATCAAAACAATGTTGATTGGTCAGGTAAAATTATTGACCAAGATATTGAATTTACATTTAACATTGGAGAGGATAGTGGAATTTATATAAATGGTACTATGGTTAAGGTTGATGAAGATTTTTTGAGTATGATTAATAAATTACAACAGTTCTACCAAAAATTTAAATCCAAGTGGGGTAAAGTTATTGCAAGTAGAAAAAAAACAAAATAATTACGAAATTAATATGATAACTACAGTTAAAAATTTTTTTGTTAAATATTATAAAATAATTCTTGCGGGTTTATTTGGATTGTTTTTATTGTATTGGTTTATTTTTATTCTTACACCTAATAACACAATGTTGCGTGAAGACAGAAAACAAATTAAATTTTTAAATAATAAGATTGAGGAAATAAATAAAGAACAAAATAGTTTAGAACTCCAAATTATTGAACTTAATAAACAGGTCACACAAATTGAAACAAAAGTTATCAGAATAAAAAAAGATAAAATTAAAGTAGCAAAAAAATATCATGAAGAAATTAAACGTGTTGATAACTATACTGAGCTTGAACTCGATAGTTTTTTCGCAAATAGGTACAAAAAATGAACCAGTTAAATGTTTTCCAATAACAGTTGTAAAACAAATTGCAAAAGATTTATTGAGTGGGGACTCAGCTAAAATTCAATTAGAATTAACTGAGAAACAACTTATTGAAACCGAAAAAATTGTTGATAAGAAAGACAGTATAATTTCTATAATGAGTATTCAGGAGACAAACTATAAAACAATTATTAATAGTGAGAATGAAAAATATTCAATTTTAGGGTCACACACAAAACAACTTGAATGGGATTTAAAAAAGTTGAAAGTTAAAAATAAATTTACTTCAATAATATCCGGCACTGCCGTAATAGTATTAAGTACACTTTTAATTATAAAATAATGGCACTTACAGTAACAGACAAAAAAGAAATTGAAACGATGATTCGTAAGGAAATTAGAAGCTTTATGGATAATAATACTCTTAAACAATTCGAAGAAAAATTAATGGATAGAATTTCAAAAGAAATTAAAAGAGGAACACTTCAAGGAGATGTTAAAGATATAACATTGAGAATGTTCCGAGAATTTTATCAATTTATGTGGATGAATCGTAGTTATTGGGAACCAAGACTTAGAAACGCATAATTATGGAAACCTCATCACAAATATTTAAATCTGCAATTGATAAAGCATATAGCACTCAACCTAATGTTAAATTAAACAAAAATACTATGGGAGACGCTTTAAAATATAAATCAAGTTTTACTGAAGAAAAAGGTGATAATTTTTCTAAAAATAATCAAAAAGAAATGGTTGACGGTATTGTTAACATTGTTAAAAAAGTTAAAGACATTAACAATCGAATGTCAATTGCTAAGGACATGATTAACAAATTTAAACGGGAAAACATTAAAACTGATTATAATAAATTTATGAAGGATTGCGGACTTAGTGATACCAAAAAGATAGAAACAAAAGAAGTTAATGACAATCAGTATAAATATGAAACTTTCTTAGAAAAAAATAAAAAATCAAATAGTGGGATAGGTAAAAAAAAAGAAACAAAGGAAGCCACAGGTTCAGGTTCTTCAGGAGCATATTCAGGACCAGTATTTGGAGGTAATGATGAGTTTTGGCAAAGAAGTAAATCTGAAACACCTAACTTAAAAGAGAGTGTTTGTGCTATTTGTGGTATGAAAAAATGTGACTGTAAAGATAAAAAACACGGTAATGCACCAATAAAAACAGAGACAAAAGAAGCAACCACTTCAGGTTCTGTTGGTGCATACGAAACACCTGCAATGTGGGCTAAATCAACTAATAAAAAAGATTGGGGGCCAAGTAGAAAAACCCAATACCCTGGCGGAGGTTTTGTTAAAATTAAAAATAAATGTAACAAGTTTCCATATTGTAATCAAGGAGATATTAATAATTTAACAATTGTTAAAAATAAAACAGTTAAAGAATCAATTATAAATGTCGCTAAAAAAATGGGGATAAATCCCAATGTTGTAATAACAATTTTAGAACATGAGTACGAAACATTAAATAAAAGAATAAAATAGTATATTTATATTAAAAACGTAATATGAAAACTTTTCAAACCAACATTGATAAATTAGTTTCAAAAATTCTTAATGAAGAAATTGATTCTAAATTTGAAGAAAAATTTAATAATAAAAGTGAAAATTTTGAAGAACTTATTGGTAATCAATCTAAAATTGACGTTGCTGACCCTAAAGGTAAAATTACTGCGGCTGATTTTAAAAAGTTAAGAAATTCAAAATATAATAAAAAAGAAGTTGAAGAGTATTTTGATAATGAAGATGACTTTGATTATGAAGATGATAATGATGACTATGATGACTTTGATGATGAAGATGATACTAGAATTGATTATAGTATGGGTAAAACTGGAGATAACCAGATGCCAAAACCACCAAAATATATAAAACTTGATATTGATAATGAATATGAAGACAACAATGAGGATGATTATGAAAATAATGATAGTGAATTTGATGAACTTGATTTAGATGACGAAACGGATTGGACTCAATTAAAAGAAAGAAAATTGACAGGTAATGATAATATTTTGTCATTAGGAGAAAATGAATTAATTGACATGATTGAAAAAATTGTACTTGAACAAAAAGTTAAAGATAGAGCAGAAACTTCAAATATTGCTAAAAAAGAAGCTGAAGGTCTTAAAAAAACTAATAAGGTTTTAGAGTTAGACAAGAAAGAGAATGATGATTACGCAAAAGAAGTAGTTATAAAAATGAAAGATTATATGAAGGATATGTTTATGGGTGGTAAAGGATATGATGAAAATCCTGACGATTTTCCTCAAAGTAATTACGACATGGAAAAAGACCACAATGAAATGAAGAAGTACAATCCATCAGACGCTGTTGACGAATATATTGAAGCTTTCTCATACCCTGGTATGACAAACTTAGTATACGATGAAATTAAACCTGATGATGAAATGATTTCAAATCAAATTAAGGGTAATTCTAAAAATGGTAATGCGGTCACAAGTAAAGATGGTAAAGCATTAGGGAATGTTTCTAAAAGAAGTGAAAAAACTGGAGATAGATTCAAGAAGAATTTTGACGAGAACTTATATGGTGCAGAACAAATGAATGTTTCTTATAATAGACAATCACAACCAGTTGATATTGCGGGGTCTAAAACACAAAAGGGTTCCCTTAAAAGTATTAAATCAAACTCAACAGATAAAGCAGAAAACATATTAAATCAATTAGAATCTTCTGAAGTTAAAACAACAAAAATAATTAATGAGGATTTACAAAAAATGAAAGATTTAATTTCTTACAATAGAAAAACTCAATAAAAATTCACATTTATTAAAATTGTGTTACATTCTCCATAGATTTATACTTTATGGAGAATTTTTTTAATTGGATGGCAAAACCTTTACCTAAAGATGAAATAATAATATGGCTCAATATTCATAACATGACTTATGAAAAGATTGAGTTATATGGTGATTTTTTTAAATCATTAAATCAAACTATTATAGACACCTATTTAGGTGATAATACTTCAGAAACTAAAATATTATTATCACTTAACGACAATCTTTCTCATTTTGAATGGTGTTGGAATAAAACAATCGAAAATTTTAAAAAAGAAAATATTATAATTAATTCTAATGGGGTACATAAGGATTATTTCAAATCTTTTTTTATGGATACTTTTTATAACCAAAAAGAAACTGATATTAAAAAATCAATCACAAAATTTTTAAAAGATATTTTTGATATTGGTATAACTTATTATAAATCTGATTTAGATTTACTTACAGAACTTTATAAATTAATTGAAAAAAACTCAGAATAAATGTTGATTCTATTTACACCAAAATAGAAAACCTTATTATTTTGATTATAAATAAACTATTATACATTAAAAAATGGAAACATTAGAACAAATTAAAGTATTGGCTGAGTTATTATCGGTTGATACAACAAAATTTTTTGGAGGAAATAAAAGCGCTGGTACCAGAGCAAGAAAATCCGCACAAGAGTTAAAAGCTTTGACTCAAAAGTTAAGAGTCGAAATTTTAGAACATAATAAGTTAGATAAGAATGCATAATATTAATACAATATATTTTTTTATATTTGTTTTTACAATATTAGTGACATTATCTAATGTCTTAAAATTTTTAAGAGCCCTGTTACAAAAAGAACCAAAACCATTAGTTCTTAGTAACAGGGAACTCTTACTCTTAGGAGTATCAATTAGTTATTTTATAACATATATCATACAAAAATGAGTTTTTATAAAGAAATAGAGCCATTCGTTGAATACATTCATTCAATTAGAAAATTAGAAACATATCTAAGTTTTGATATGAAATTTCAAAAAAAGTGGTCAATACCAAAAAATATTATTGACGAAGGAAAAGTTATTGGATTTGAGGTTGAGGACCAAAATATGAAAGGAGTTACTTTTGTTTGTGAAATAAATGAAAAAGAGGTTTCATTAATCATGGTTAAAATTGGTAAGATTATTAACTTGAATAAAGAAAGAGAATTAAAAGAAAAATTATTTAAACAAACTGTTGAACAGTTAAAACAAACTTTTGAAAAAACTGATTTGGATAAATTACAAAATCTTTATTTTGATTTTGATATGGAGGAAATTTCTAGTGAGTTAGAAAGTGAAATAAATTTAGATGATGAATACGGAGAAGAGTCAAAAGTTACTGAATTGGTTTAATGGTGAAAAATTAAAAGACCAAAACGAACTTAAAAATAGTAAAGACAAGTTGATTACAGAAATTAAAAAACTTGATAAGGAAAGTTTATTTCCCAAACCTAAAAAAATAAGTATATGGAAGAAAATCAAGATAGTTCTATTAGGATAATCGAGAAACTAGCATTGATTGCCGAATCGGTTCAAACTTTATTTAGCGGAAAAGGCACAATTATATTTGAATTACCTAAAGGAGAATATAACAGCGTAATTAATCATTTTAGAGAAGTTGATAGACAACACAAACAATTTACAATAGACATATCAGGGACGGATTTCCATTTTATTTTAGACGAGAAGGATAAGTTGTAAACTTTCTATAAAGTATTTTTTTATCAAATCCATTAGATTCCAATAAACTATACAAATATTTTCTTTGAGGTGATGAATAGTCTTTAATGAAAAGACAATCGCTACGGTTTATTTTAAAAAAATATAAAGACAGACAATCTATAAATCTGGAAGACTCCTTTTCATTTTTTAAAGAAAATAATTTAATATCTTCATCTTTTTGTAGTACAATTTTATTGTTCAAAACTGATATCATTTTTAACCCATCACTCTTAAGATAAGTTTTAATTAAATCTTTTGTTGTTATTTTTTTCTTCTTTTGAATATCAAAAATCAATTCTTCTTCACGATAAGGTTTTATTTTTAAAATTGACATACCACTATCTTCTAACTTAACTCTAACATTTCTACCATACTCATCCGTAATGTAAACTGGTGATGATTGATTGGTGGATAACTCAACTAAACTTAACTCTAATTTACAATCTTTTGTGTTTTTAACAAGAACATTAAATATTACCTCATCTGATTCACTGATTAACGTATTAAAAAACGATTCTGCACGAGATAAAGTGATAAACTTCTTTATTATTCGTTTTCTTTTTTTATTTTTGAACAAGACTACTAAATAGTTTTCCATATATGAATAATTATTACGAAACTTTAGGCGTAAGTAAAGATGCCACTCAAGATGAAATCAAAAAAGCCTACAGGAAATTAAGCAAACAGTACCATCCTGATGTAAATCCTAATGAAGGAGAGAAGTTTAAAGAAATTTCAGTGGCATATGACATTGTTGGAAATGAAACTAAAAGGGCTCAATATAATAATAAATTAAATAACCCATTCAATGGTAGTAATCCAACATCATATGAGGATTTGTTTAATCAAATGTTTGCTTCCCAAAGAAATGGACAAAGACAAAAAACTGCTCCTGATAAAATAATAAAAGTTCAAGTTACTCCAATCGAATCGTTTAATGGTGTTGATAAGACGATTCATTATATGAGAGACAATCACTGCAATATTTGTTCTGGTGCTGGAGGAGAACAACAATCCTGTGGAACTTGTGGGGGTTCTGGGTTCCAAATTAAAACATTTGGTACTGGATTCATGGTTCAACAGATTAGAACCGCTTGTGAGACTTGTGCGGGTAAAGGATATAATTTAACACACAGATGTTATCATTGTGACGGTAAAGGGGTCAAATCACAAACTCATGAAGTTAGCGTTAAATTACCAATTGGTGTTGATAATGGTCAATATCTTAAGGTTGGTAATTTAGGTGACTTTAAAAATGGGTCTTATGGAGATTTAGTAATTCAAATTGAGTTAGTTAATCAAGATGGATATGAAAAAATAAATAATGATTTAATTTATAATTTATTTTTAAATTTAGAAGAAATACAAAAAGATAGGTTTACTGTTCCACATCCTAATGGTGAATTAGTTTTAAATGCCCTACCAATATTTGACACATTTAAACCTTTAAGATTAAAAGGGAAGGGTTATTTAGGTGGTGATATGTATGTTAAACTAAATGTTAGGTTTAATAGACATGTTTAAAATATGATATTATATCTTTAATAAGTTCGACTGTTCCATATATTGCGGAGATTAATATATATAAGCCTAAAATTACTGAACCTTTTTGAAAATTAGTTAATCCTGATTGTTTACATGTTTTACATTCTTTTTTTGGTTGTTCGGGGGTTTTTGGTCCATTAATAATGTCCTTTTCTTCGATAATTTGTCCTTCAACTGTTTTCATAGTATTAAATTTAAAATAAATATAGTAAAAATTATGTAATTGTAAAACTGTTTTTATACAACCTTATACTATATTTATAAGTATGTTAAGTGAACAAATTCGTAGAATTCTTTATATGTACCTTGATGAAAAGGAACAAAAAAAACCTCGTAAATATAGTAAGTCATATTGTGAATCTACTTCATGTAAAGATATGGGGTTCACTCAGAAGGCATCTTGCCGACCTTACAAAAATTGTTACAAATAATTTTCTTTTTGATATTTTTTTCCTATAATTATTTAAAAGGAAAATTATGCTATCATACATTGGAGGTAAAAGTAAAATTGGAAAGTGGATTGTCCCTTTCTATGATAAAGATATGGAGACTTATGTTGAGGCTTTTAGCGGAATGTTTTGGTGTTTCTTTAACATGGACTTAAAACAATTTCCCAACCTAAAGAAAGTTGTTTACAACGACTTTAATCCGTTAAATTATAACCTATTTAAGTGTATTCAAAACCCAACGGAGTTATTGAAGGTAATCAACTCAATTGATTGTCAACAATTTGGTGAAGAAATCACACCACCATTATATAAAGAACAATTTATCAGGTTCCAAGCTGAAATATTTGCTGAAGGTTTCAGCGTAGAACCTGGCGATTACGAAGTTGCTGCAAAATACGTTTATGTTTTAACCCAAGTGTTCAGTGGGTCAAAACCTGAAACAAGTTCATTTATTGACCTTAAAGGTAAGTACAAATCAAAATATTTAACATTTAGAGACAAACTATCAAAACCGGATTGGATAGAACATTTCTTAAAGATAACTCACGTTGAGAATATGGATTTTGCTGACGTACTTGCAAAGTATGACTCACCAACAACATACATCTATTTGGACCCACCTTACTGGAAAACGGAAAATTATTACAATAACCATGACTTTGACAGAGAAGACCATGAAAGACTTGCAAATGTTTTACATGGTATTCAAGGTAAATTCAGTTTATCTTATTACGATTTTGAGTTATTACATGAATGGTTTCCTGAAACACAATACAGATGGGAAAAAAAATTATTTGCAAAAGCTGCCGCGGCTAAAAAAGGTAAGACCCAAAACATGGGGGAAGAACTTTTAATTATGAATTATTAAAATATTTAATACATATAATATATTTATAGTAATAAAATAACATAAATGAAATTTACTTCGATATTAAAAAAAGTCATTTTAGAAGATTCAAGATTTGAGTTATTATCTGATGCACTTACTAAACCATTTAAAAATAAAGATGGTAAACCCGTAAAGGCTCAACTAACTAAAAACGAGTTTAATGCATTAGTTGCCGCTGACCCAACAACAAGGTTAAATGATGTAGACTTAAACAATGCCAAACCAAACGATTTAAGTAAGGTTAAAGCCGGTAAATATGTCCAATGGTTAATTAAACAATATCTAAAAGTACCTACAGAAATTCAACCTGGTGAAAATGGTTATGACCGTGAATTAGCACAAGTAAAAGGTACATTTATTGAAGATTTATATAAAGTTAAAGAAGACCTTCTTAAATACGAAAAGTTTAAAGGAAGACTTAGTCAAGACATGAGGGATATTAATAAATTAACTACCGACTCATTATATGATGCAGTTAAAGATTTTGATTTAACTTTAGCGACAACCACAAAATCAGAAAGAAAAACTTCGTCTGTTCACCCTGGAGCAAAATTAGCATTTGATGGTCCAACGTGGAAAGTAATTGAAATTGAAAACAAAGGGGCTATTGGAAAAGAAGCCGCTTGTTTTTACGGTGGTAATAACAAAGAGACAAGATGGTGTACATCAACACCTGGCACTGACCAATGGTTCAATAGATATATTAAAGATGGTTCTTTATACGTTGTTTACAAACAAAACGATACTGATGTTTCACCTGAAACAGGATTACCAAAAGAAAGATACCAGTTTCACTTTCAGTCAAATCAATTTATGGATAAGGATGACCGTCAACAAGATTTGGTTAAATTATTGAACGGACCAATGAGTGAGTTAAAAGATTTTTTCAAACCTGAATTTGCTAAAGGTTTAACAGTAAATGGTGAAAAATTAGTTATTGATAGTTTTAGTACTGGAGTGATTGGAAAATTTATTGGATTATATGGGTTAGAAGATTTAATTGGTAGTTTACCTGACACATTAAAAGAGTTCCAAATTCAAAATAAAGATAAAAATAATGTGACTATCCAAATTCCTAATGAAATTGGAAGATTTAAAGATTTGACAATGATATTATTTGATAATTGTATTGAAAATGTTCCTGAATCAATTTGTGATTTACCTAAATTAAGGTTTTTAGCGTTACTTAACAACGAAAAACTAACACAAATTCCTGAATGTATTGTAAATTTACCTAGTTTATATTTTTTAAATCTTAAGGGTAGTACAAACGTACAAGTACCTGAAGTAATAAAAAATAGAGGAACTGATATGGGTGGAGGAATGTGGGACCTTCAAGATTAATTATTGTACCTTTAAACCTTATATAATGAATGTTGATGTTGAAATATACTTAAATGGTGTTATTAAATTTTTTAAAAGTAACCCCAAAGACCTTTTTACTCTAATTCCTGAAGGAAAAGAACTTGATTTTTATGATAAAATTAGGGAGGTATCACTCATTAATCTTGATAAAGGTGATGATGTATCTTTAACTCAAAAACAAATTCTTGAAATCTGTTTAATATTAAACGGTAAAGACCCAAATACACCTAAAATTAAACCCGCCGATAATTATATTTTTGAAACAAAATTTGGGACAATTTTTTTAAATTAATTAGTATAAATAACTTTACCATTTTTTTTATATTATTTGATTATTACAAGCAATTTATTATCTTTGTAATATGAGAGAGGTGTTATTTAAAAAAGAGTTTGTGAAGTATGAAACTATTGAACACGAACTATTCAGTCCATATAAGGTAGAACAAACTGATACTGTATCCTCCATTTTTGGTAGTGATAATTTTATTTTATCTCCACCAACAAAAAAACATCCATTATTTATAAAAAAACAAATTTATGTAACAGAAGAAGAATTTGTCGATAAATTTGCTAATCAAATGTATTCAGTTAAAAGAGACAATACTACTATAGTTGTTGAGAAGTATGACGACAAGGTTGCTATTAAATTTTTTACAAGTCATAAAAGTAGAAGACCTGGAGTTGTATGGTTTAAGACTGTAAAAAATGTTGAGTTTATTAGTGTAAACTTAAAAACTGGTGATGTCTATAATGGGTCCATTCTTGGGTATAATTTAAAAAAAAATGCAATCAAGTTTATTAGAAGAAATATGTTTTGTAGTAGTCCTTTGAGTTCATTGGTTGCAAAAATTAAAAATAACATTGACATCATTTCAAATAATAAATTAGACTCCAATTTTATTCAGGAAATGTTAAAAATATTTACTGAAACAATCGACAACTTTAATAGTTTTGATAATTTAACGTCTAGCCAAAAGTTATTTAAATTTTATTTAAATAAACGTGGAGTAAAGTTTCCAAATAATTTTTACGTTTATAAAGGTTATTGGGTTGGTAAAGAAATTAAAAAATCCGTTAAAAAGAATGATAATCGAATGGTTGATGCGTTTATGAGTTTACATCAGTTATATGGTAAACAAATTAAGAAAGCGTTACACAACTGTGAAAATTTAAACATTGACATACTTAAATGGGCTTATGATACTTTTGATTCTGAATGGGTTAATCAAGACTATAAATTAATCTTGGGATGTTTAAATTTTAATACTTCATCTTATCCTCCACTAAATGAAAACTTTAATCAACATATTACAACCCAAGAATTAAGACGAGTTTTTAATTTATTCAAACAAGTTATTATTGATGGTACATTGGACTATTATACATTCTTTGACCACATAAGATTTTATTGTGATTTAAAATTGTATGAACCAAATATTAAATGGATTTCATCTGACGATAATAAAAATAAATTCAGAGAGGAACACTTGGATTGGGCAGATAAAATACAATCATACAAGGAAGGTACTTACTATCGAGAGTACCCAAAATATAGTTATGAATTTATATCTGAACCAATTGAAGATAATGAAGATATTTATTATCCACAGTTATTAGATAATAGTGCGAATTATAATGAAGAAAGTTATGTTCAATCTAATTGTGTTAAAACTTATGTTAATTATTGTGACTCAATTATTATTTCTTTACGTAGGGGTGGTGATAATTCAAATGATAGGGCGACCATCCAATATAAATTAACTAAAAATTTAACAAATAAAAGTATTTCTATTAATAGAGTTCAAACATTAGGTAGATTTAATAAACAATTATCGGAAAAATGGAATAATGTTTTATTTAAATTAGACCAACGTATGTTATATTATATACAGAATGAAAAATTTGATACAGTTAAACTTAAAACAGTTTATAAATCCGGATTAGAACTTGAATCTAATTCCATTTGGGAAAATAATGGTTATTTGACATGGGAAAACTTAATAAATAAAAAATGCGAATCAAACCTGAATTTATTTTAAAATTTGAAAAAGATGGTATTTTTTCTACTATGGAGATTGTTGTGCCAAAAAAATTTGATAATTTTTTAAAACAAAGTTCATTATTATTAGTTTTTAGTGAAACTTATTTAGATTTTGATAATGGGGAAATATGTTATAAATCTAAAATTTATTCTAGTAAACAACCTTTTTATTTATATTTATTAATGAATAAAGATAATGATACCTTAGTCATATATTTTAAACAGGAACAATTAAACGAGTTAACTATGTTCATTCAACAATTGTTAAAAACATTTAAAAAAAAAATAGATTAAAATAAAACTTATGGAAATTACAAGTGTAGAATTAGAACAAAAAATTAAGAATGGTGAAAAAGTATTGGTTGATTTTTTTACAAATTGGTGTGCACCTTGTAAAGTTATGAAACCTATGTTTGAAGAAGCTTCAAAAAAACTTATAGATGAAAATTCTGATATTAAACTCTACACTATGAATATAGAGAAAAATACTGATTACGCTATTGATGTACTGAAAATTAAAAATGTCCCAACTATTAAAGGATTTTTTGGAGGTAAGGAAGTTTACCACAGTACGGGAATACTTAAAACAGAGCAAATAATTCAAGTTGCAAAAAAATTATAATATGGAAAGTTTAAGTATTGTTGTTTATACTATGAAGGGATGTCCTTTTTGTACTGACTTTAAAGAAATATTAACTAATGAGGGAATTGAATTTTTTGACCGAGATATTGAAGAGTATAAGGATGAATATGATATTTTTGTTGAGGTAACAGAAAATGATATGATACCGGCAATGTTAATTATTGAGGGAGATAATAAAAAACATAAATCTTTTTTATATGCGCCAGAAAGAAATTATAACGAATTAACTGAGGCGGTCACCATCATACAAGGACACCAAAAAAAACTTGGTTTAATTTAAAAAATTACAAAATCTTTTACTTTATTTTTAAGAAAATCATATTCTTGAAGTGGGTTGGTTAATTCAACAGACCAATCTGTTTTTTTCATTTCTGTTTCTAACCAAGACATATCAAAATCAAATACATCTAATATTGCCGACGTTAATGTTTCATCCTCTTTTTGGTTGGAGTTCTTAACTGAGAACTTGTTATCACCAAATTCGTCTTTTTTCACTGATATTTTAAATGTTAAAGTTGAATATGGATAATCATGTGGAATGTTATATAAAATATGTTTACCATAATAATACATTAGTCTTCCTTGCTTTAATGAATAACCATGAGGAAACTCAGAACAAAATATTAAATTGTTATCTTCCAAAATTGGTTTTACATGAAAAGTATAGTCGTAAGATTTAGTATTATCTGTCAAATATTCATTACATTGGTTTTTATGATATGAACAATTACTTGAGTTGTTATGATATGAAAAAGTTATTTCATCGGATGGGGTTAATTTTGAATTATAATCAATCAAATCAATCGTATGGGTCAATTTTAAGTCAAATAGTTGTTCTTTAAACTTTAATGTAAATTCATCTTTTATTTTTGCGATGTCTAAAGTTTCTTCATACGTTGTTTTACCTTTAATAACATAAAAGTTCATACAATCAACAACTTGTATAATACTTTCCTCGTCCTTTGGAATTTTATTTAAAATATAATCCGCTAATAAATTAACTATTGATAGTTTACTTGTTGGTGATTTTAATATCATTGGTTTTTATTTGAATAAATTTAATTTTGTTTAATTATAAACAATTTAATTCATAAAAAAGGACAATTTTCATTGTCCTTTATTTAATTTTTTAAAATATGTTAAATTACTTATTCGTTTTGTTAACGTTGTAGTACTTCTCAACGGTTTTTTTAATCGCCGATTTAACACTTTCGTTTGTTTGTTGTTTTTGAGCAGCAGCCTGTTGAACCTGTTGAGGTGAAGGCTGTTGTGATTGGTTTCCGTTATTTTTGCATCCGCATCCCATGGTGTTGTATTTTAGTTAGTTTATTTGTTTACTGATAATAAATACTATCTTTATGGAAATATAAGAGTAAAAGAATATTTATCAATTAAAGATATAATGGATTTTTTAAAATTAATACAAGAAGGACGAGTTGACGACTTTAAGGCCAAGTACTCACAAAAGTTTGGCACTGATAATGCAAATAAAATTATTGTGGCGGTACCACAGAAATATTTGGATTGGGCAGGTAAACATTTAGATATGGTTAATTTTGAGGAAAACCTTTCAAAGGTTGCTCAAGCACTACAAAAGTTTGAAAAAATATCAAGTAATCTTCCAATCACTGATTTATTTCAATATAAAAATATAGGACAATTGTTATCCGCATTATCGGAATATTATAACCGACAAAGACGAGTTGTTAATAAAGTTGAAGGTGGCAATGTTGTTTATGATGACGGTAGATACTTCGTTGTTAATCCATTAACACATGATTCGTCTTGTTATTATGGTAAGGGTACTAAATGGTGTACAAGTGCAGATACTGACCATCAGTTTAAAAAATATAATGAAGACGGTAAGTTATTTTACATCTTAGATAAGAATGCAACAACTAATGACAAGTTTTATAAAGTTGCTCTTCTTCAAAAATTTGATGGAGACAGAACATATTATGATGCTTTGGATGAAACCGTAAAAAATGGTTGGATTTTAAATACCAACAAATTAAATCAGATATTATCATCGGTTGATGAATACATTAAATTGGAATACCCTGAACAGGTTAAAATATATACTGATAAGGAGTTGGCAAAAAAAGAAAAACAACGACTTGCTAATTTAAGAATTCAACAAATATTAAAAGAAAGACAAGACGAAGCTCAAGAGAGAAGGTTGGATGGTGAGTGGACTTTAGATGACAATTGCCCTGAGATTGGATTAAAGGCTCATGCTCTACTTATTAATTTGTCTGAAAATTTTGATGTAGATATAATAACCAATCAAGACATAGGTGAAATTGCAAGAATTCAAAATGAGATTGACAGACTTCAATTAGAATATGATAATGATGAAGAGGTAAGAGGTGATTTACTGGATGAGATAAGTGAGTTGGAGGACGAGATAACAGAATTTGAAAACAAAATAGATGTTTATAATATAATCCCAACCGGAAGTTTTTATGCCACATCTCAGTTTGAGGTAATTGGAGTTCCTAACTTAGAAGACCGTACATATGCTGTTGGTGATGAAACTGAGATGCAGAGAAGTGCTTATGAATATGTTGACCAATTAATTGACGACATTGGATATCGAGGATTTAATCCTACATTTGCCAAAGAGTTTATTGATGAGAAAGCAATAATTTCATATGCTGAGGATTTATTTAACGATGATGTTTATAATAATACTGAAAATTATCTGGATATTTCAGAAAAAAATTTATCTGACGAACAAGAAGAAAAAATTGGTATTTTAAATAGTAAAATAGAAAAATATAAAAGTTTAATTTCAAGTTTTGAAGATGAGATAGATAACGATGAAATGGAAAGTGAAAATAATGATGAAATTATAGAAAAAATTGATGAGTTAAATGATGAGATTACTGAAATGGAAACAGAAATTCAGGACGAAATAGAAAACCCTGAAGGTTCTTTCCCTGATGACTTAATTGAAGATATAATTGAAAAACAACTTAAAGAAGTAAGATATGATGTTACTTCTTTCATGGATGAATGGGGACTTGATTGGGAAGAATATGTTGACAAAGACGAATTTATTAATGGAGTTGTAGATGCCGATGGTTATGGTCATACCTTGAATGGATACGATGGTACCGCAGAAGAAATAACAGTTTTAGGTGATTTATATTATGTGATGAGAATTGATTAAGATTTTTATTTAGTTATAATTGTTGTATGGGAAGAAAAAAAAAATTGGAGTTTAAGTTAAACCCCGAGTGGATGTTGAAAGAACCTTTAGATTTTGAATACAACAAATATACTCTGTTAAATTACATTCAAAAATGTGAAGAAAGATTAAATAAGTTTGAAATTTATCCTGATTTTGTTGAGTTATCTTTGCACATGGCAAATATTCAATCATTATCTAATGAAAACATTTTACTTTTAACTAATAAAAAATTTAATTCATGTGATGATGAAATTGTGTTAAAAGATTTATATCCAAAAACCCCAAGAGAATTATCGGACGAAGAAAAAAATGAGTTAAATAAAACAATCTTGTATTCAAATGATAAATTATTTGACACATTTAATACCGCCAAATCAATTTGGAATATTGTTTTTGATAGTATCGATGTTTCCGTAAAAAAAAATAAAAAAAATTTAGGTTCAGTTTATGGGTATATTTTTTACTATAAAAAGTTAGAAAATAAAATTTATGTTTGGGAATATAAAATAAAAAAAGAACGGGACAGTAAAAATAACACTCAAACACAGATAACCAAAATATATGAAAATGAGGCGGATAGTACCACACTATTATCAATTATTGAGACTTATTCAAAATTCAATAAAACGGAGTATTATAAAGATTTCCCGGTTTTTGAAATAACTTGTGAACAAGATTTTCCAATAGAACAATCTATTGTTCCAATTATGAAAAGAAAAATAATGTCATATATTTTTCAAACATTTAACATTGAAAAATTAAAAATAATTGACAATAAAATATAAATAAATTATATTTTATCGTACGTTTTATTAATTCTAAAATAAAAAAAAATAATATATGAAAGTTCGATTAGAATATGTGTGGTTAGATGGATATACTCCAGAACCAAATCTTAGAAGTAAAATAAAAATCGTTGATTATCCAATAAATTTTATTAAAGACATACCTGAATGGGGGTTTGACGGGTCCTCAACAAAACAAGCTGAAGGATATTCTTCTGATTGTTATCTCAAACCAGTTAGACTGTATAAATCATATGATAGAATCTATGTTTTTTGTGAAGTCATGGATAATAAAAATAATGCACATGAAACAAATGATAGGGCAAAGTTAGGTAAAGAAGACGAATCTTTTTGGGTTGGGTTTGAACAAGAATATTTTATACGTTCAGCTCATAACCAAAACATTTTAGGTTTTGATTCAGGTACAATGATTGACCCGCAAGGAAAATATTATTGTGGTGTTGGAGGACAAATTGTTGGAAGAAATATTGTTGAAGAACATTTGGATATGTGTTTAGAATGTGGGATTGGTATTGAAGGAATCAATGCTGAGGTTGCATTAGGACAATGGGAGTATCAAATATTTGCAAAAGGTAAATTATTGGCTGCGGATGATTTGTGGATGTCTCGTTACTTTCTTTACAAAATTGCTGAGAAATACGGATATCAGATTGAATTACACCCAAAACCATTAGTTATTGGTGAATGGAACGGTTCAGGACTACATACAAATTTTTCAAATAAAATAATGAGAGAAGTTGGTGGAGAACAATATTTTAAATCAATTTTTAATGTTTTTGAATCAAGAAAAAACGTACATATGAAAAATTACGGTTCAGATAATGAACTTAGATTAACTGGAAAATATGAAACACAATCAATTAATAAATTTAGTTGGGGTATTAGTGATAGAGGAGCTTCTATCCGAGTACCTATGTCAACCGCAAAGGAATGGAAAGGATATGTTGAGGATAGACGACCAGCGTCAAATGCAAATCCATATAAAATACTTAATGTTATTTGTGAATCATTAGTGTCCGCAAAACAATTGGAATCAACGTTAAGTATTATGTATGAAGATATTGATACCGATAAGTTAAGTGAAAAATACGGAACAATGTCTAATGATGATTTGTTGAAAGAATATCGAAATGATGATGATTATGAATTATCTGAAAAAATAATGGAGTCTGAAGAAAATGTTAAACCAGAGTTTATTAATAACAAGAACTAATAAGATAAATGAAAGATAATTGTGCGTGTAACCCAATAAATGGGGGAGATGGTAATTGCCAGTGTGTAAATTCGTCTAAGGTTAACATAGAAAAAGAAATGGTAAATCATCCTGACCATTACCAATTTGGTAAAAATAATGAATATGAAGCAATCAAGGTAATTGACGCTTGGGATTTAGGGTTTAGTTTAGGAAATGCAATAAAATATATTAGTCGTGCAGGAAAAAAAAGAAAAGACACAGAACTTGAAGACCTCAGAAAAGCCCTTTGGTACCTCCAACACCACATCGAAAACATCGAAAAATAAAACAGGACTTAGTAAAGAAATTTCAGTTTTAGATGCAATCACAACACCAAGTGAATTACTACGAGAAACTTTTATAAATTTTATGTGGGGGTTTTTAGGTAATTCTATTGTTGTGTTTGTTGCAAAAGAATTGGACTTTTTAGTTTTAATAAATTATATTTTGTATTACGTTTTAATTTCGTACATTGTCAACAGAAAAAAATATGACACAATTTTAGGTAAGTTTATAGTCCTCCCTGGTTCAGCCGCGGGAGGAGCATTTGCGGGATATAAATTAGCTCAAATAATTACAGAAATAGTTTAATTAAAAAAAAATAAGATATGATAGGTAGTTTAGTGTATGTAAGTTTGTTATTGAATGTAGTATTAATTTTAAAATTGATAAGTAAATGATGATAGTAATGGGAATTTTAATTAGTGTGACAATAGTGTTAACGTCCGATGATAAACAATCGTTTTAATGTTGTTTATCATTTGTTATAACCAGTACGGTTAATTTAAGATAAAACTTGATTAATTGGAATATAATTAGTAAATTTATAAAAAAAATAGATTATGGAAACTAAAATGGAGATTATTATTACGGATAAAGAAGGTCTTAGACAAGTAGCTTCTTTTTCAGAAAACAAAATTAAACATATAACTGAAACCAATCAATGGGAATATGTTATTAAAGAAATACTAAAACATATAAATAATAATCACTGATATTAATACTTTCATACCATCATTTGGTGATTTTATGAGTTATTGTAGTGAAAGTGATATTGAAAAAGAGTTATTTCAAGAAATTCTTTTTGAGTTTTTGGATAACCCAAAAAAATACAATAATTCAGAAATAATAAAAAAATATTTATCTGAAAAACTACCGATTAACTCATATGTCCAATTAATCAATAAAATAAATTTATAAAATATGGAAAACAAATACAAAGAATTTATTGTAAGTAGATTATATGGATTAATGGAAGGTTCCCCACAATCAATAGAATCCATGATAAAAGATGATTTTAAAGTCATATTCAAACACGAAATATGTTCAGTTAACGTAACATCAACCAATAGGGTTATTGAAGATGAATATATGAAAGGTATGTGGATTGGCACCATGACAGTTACTTTAATTGTTAACAATGAGGTGTATTCATTAACAAGAGATTTTGGTGAAGAATACGATAACGACAAAACAGATTCAAATTTTAAAACTGATGATTGGTTTTATGAGGGTGAAGATTGCTTTTCTTTTAAGAAATCTCAAGAAATTTTAAAAAGTTTTAACTAAAAATACTTTTCAAATCAAAATAGATTGTATAAGAAATTAAAAAATAAAAAAGTAGAATATGAAAACACTATTAGTAAAATTACAATTTAAATTAGCAAGTTGGTTATATAATAAAGGTATTATAGCACCACAATTATTAGAACATAAAAAAATTAGAATTATGAATGACGAAGATATGGAAGATAGACAAAAGGCGTTAAATTTTTGGGATGGGTTATCAATGGATATGAAATTAGAATATTTAACATCTATGAAAAAAAATGGTGCATTTGATGTGACACCAAAAAATATTACTGACGAACAAATTATCCAATTATGGATTTATGCGGTGTGATAGATAAAAATATTGTGTATAACAACTGTGTTAGTGATGGACATTTTAATTGATATAATAATATGAAATACTACAAAATAATTTTGGCAGGTAAAGGAGCAGAACTTTACCCATTTGAATTAAACACAAAACAATACGAAACTTTTCGTGATAACGGGGTAGAACAAGATGAGATGGAATGCGATGATATATGTGAAATATTAGAAGTTGAAAGTTTCCTTGATTCGACAAACGAATCTATTATGGGGCCTTTTGCTGATTCATTTATTTTAAGAGTTGAAGATGAGGATGGTAAAGTTGTTTATGAAACAGAATTTTTGGATATAGAAAAAATTGATTACGAAGAAAAATATTGTAGTAATAAAGCTTTTTTAATTGTTGAAAACTATTGTAAAGGTGAACAAGTAATTTATGATATACCACTTGAAGAAGATTTTGATATTGATAAATTAAGATTAAAGGTTTATGATGTTGGTTGTAGAGTCGAAGTAGTAAACGAAATTATATATGATGAAAAATCATATGAAATTTATAAATCATACGGTGATACAACCAGTAAAGGATTTAGTTATCATTTAACGGCAGGAATTTAAAAATTATGGAAACAGGAAAAATAATAAATGGTGATTGTATCAAGGTAATGAAAACATTATCTGAAGGGTGTATTGATTTGGTGGTTACAAGTCCTCCATATAATTGCGGAATTAAATATGATACCCACATAGATAACTTACCTATGGATGAATATTGGAGTTGGACAAGAGAATGGTTAACAGAAACTTACCGATTGATTAAAGATGACGGTAGAGTTTCAATTAACATTCCTTACGAAGTGAATGTTCAAGATAGAGGAGGTAGAGTATTTTTTGTTTCAGAATTTTATCAAATAATGAAAGAGGTTGGATTTAAATTCTTTGGAATTGTGGATTTAGAAGAAGATTCTCCCCACAGAAGTAAGACAACCGCATGGGGTTCTTGGATGAGTCCCAGTTCTCCATATATTTATAATCCAAAAGAATGTGTAATATTAGCATATAAAAAACAACACATTAAAAAAGTTAAAGGTGAACCAGAGTGGAAAGGAGTCCCAACTGATATTGAACAGGAAGACGGGACATTAAAGAAAAAAATTGTATATGAGGAAAAAGATAAGAAAGAGTTTATGGAACTTGTATTTGGTCAGTGGAATTACTTTGCAGATACTAAATCACTCACCAAGGCAACTTTCTCAATGGACATACCAACAAAGGCGATTAAGATATTGTCCTACAAAAACGATGTAGTTCTTGACCCATTTGCGGGTTCAGGTACTAGTTTGGTAGCGGCAGAGATATTAGATAGAAGATGGTTAGGTATAGAATTAAGTGAAAATTATACTAAAGTTGCTCAAAAAAGAGTACAAGACTTTGTTGACCGAAAAAAACAAATTAAAATAGAATTCAAATAAAAAAGTTATTACGACCTTTTTATTTGTTTTATAGATATTTATTAATAAAATAAAAAAATGGTTAACATCTTAATAACTGAAAGACAACTTGCTTTAATTACTAAAAACCAATCATTAAAAAATATTGATTATATTAACGAAGCAACAGGATGGAATACTGCACTCGATTTTATTGGTATTGTTGACCCCTCAGGTATTTCAGATTTTGTTAATGCGATGTCTTATTTTTATCAGGGAGACCGTTTATTTGGAATGTTGAGTTTAATATCCGCCATCCCATATGCTGGTGATGTTGTGGCTAAACCTGTAATGGGAGCTTTAAAAATGGGTAGTACTGCCACTAAAGAATTAAAAGGGGCTATGAGATTAGCGGACTTAGGAAAAACCGCTGAAGCAAGTGTTGTTTTAGCTAAATTAGCGGAAAAACCTGGAGTTGTTGGTACATTTTTACAAAAAGCTCAAAATTGGGCGCCAAAAGTGGCTTCTAAAGTTAACATGTTACCAGGAGGATTACTTAAAGGATTTAAAGAAACAATATTAGATTATTTAAAATTATTTGAAAACGCTGCGGTTAAAAGTACTAAATTTCAAAAAACGGCAGGACATTTAGCCGCAAATTTATCTAAAGTTGCAAAACCTGCGGAAAGTATTAAAGCGTTAAAAGACATATTAAAAAACGAAAAAATTTTAAAATCATTACCTAAGAAAGGCCTTTTGGCTCGAGTCTTTATAGGCGGAGCGTGGCGATTACAAAATAATATGGCTGGTAGAATTTTAATGAGAAGAACAAAGTGGTGGTTAGGTTTATTAGATTATATGGGTTTTGGAAATTTTGTTGGACCTGAAGAACTTGAAAATTTAGTTGGTAGTGAAACATTAATGAGACAAATGAATGAATATAATCAAACCGACGCAGCTATACAAAATGCTGAATACGATTTTCCTGGAAATGTTGAACAAGTACAAACACAACCAACCGTTACTAATCCAAGTGTGGGAATGTTAACCCCATCAACTGGAGACCCAATACAAGGATGGTTATCAAGTATATTTAGCTCAAATGTTGGTAAAGCCGCATTATTGGCTATTTAATCTATAACATATGAAAGAAGAAATAATATTAAAATTAGTCCAAATACAAAATCAATTTAGATTTTTACACTGGCAAACATTTGGTGATGCCAAACATAGGTCATATGGTAAAATATACGATTTATTAGGTGACCTAACGGACAATTTTGTTGAATCCATGATGGGTAAATATGGTAGACCTGAATTTGAATCAGAGTTTTCTATAATGTTTCAGGATATTAAAACGATTAACATTCAAAATTTTTTAGATGGTATAACAGAGTTTTTGGTTGATATGACAGACCAATTAGATTCAAAATACGATACAGATTTATTAAATTTAAGAGATGAAATGTTAGCTAAAATTAACCAATTAAAATATTTGTTAACATTAAAGTCATAACATGGAACAAAAAGTTATGAGATTAACAGAATCATATTTAACTAAAATTGTTAAATTAGTAATCACAAAACAAGAGGATGGTAAGTATCATAAATCAACTCAATTTGAGATTAATTAAGTATGAAAAATTTACTCAAAGAGACAGGATTACAAGACATTAACAATTTAGCTAAAAGATATCCAAAATCTGAAATATATTTTCATCAAGATTTGGATGGAGTGACAACCGCAATTGCAATGAAAAAATACCTTGAAGACAATGGTATTGATGTGGTAGGGGCTCACATAATCCAATACGGTGACAAAGAATTCGCAGTTAAAAAGAACGACGCACAGGGAGATGTGATGCCGGTTCTTGTGGACTTTGCTCACGGTAAGCCAATGTTTGTAATTCATACGGACCACCACGATAAACAAGTTGGGGTTGAAAAAAACACATCAACACAATTTAGAGGGGCTCGTTCAAATGTAGAAACAATATCTCAAGTAGTGTCTCCAAAAGACTTGTTTCCGTCTTCAGATATCTTATTAATTAATACTGTTGACTCAGCAGATTACGCTAAATATAATATCACACCTGATGAAGTTGTTAATTATATTTACCGTTTGGATAAAGAAAAACCACTCCAACAAAACAAAATGTTATTAGGATTGGTTATTAATAAATTGTTGTTAGCGTTTAAAAACAAACCAGGTTTTTTAGAAGGATTGGTTATGGATTCTGAACCATCTTTAATGTCTATTTTAAATAACATTAAAAATTGGATGAAAAAAACAAATGCCGCAAATCCAGAAGAATTACAAAAAAATGCTGAGGGATATAAAGATAATATGAAAAACTTTCCAAGAGTTAGTGATAGTATTATTTTTCAATATGGTGGTGGTAGTATGTTTAAACCTGGTTCTTATGATAGATACACACCATTTAGAAATAATCCTGACGCCGACTTTTTAATTATGGCTTGGCCTATGGGATTGGTTCAAGCTTCTTGTAACCCTTTTAAGAAAGACAGAGAACTTAAAGGTGTTAATCTTGGTGAAATAGCTCAAGAAGTATTATCAAAATGGGAGGGACAACTAAAACAAAGAACAATTCCTTTATCAACTATTAAATGGGTTAGTGAAACTTCTGTAGGTCCTGAAAGTATTGGATTTACATTCAACGATTTTGAAGCACTATATGGCGATAAATTTACAACTATGGAAGGTGGTGAAAAAGTTTTAGACCATATTCAAGATATGATGGAAACATCATTCAAAGATTTAACCGAAGAACATAAAGATATGTTAGATAAAATTGGAATCAACGCTTGGGATTTAATTCAATCAAATTCAGGTGGACACAAATGTATTACAAACATTTCTGGTTTAAATTATTTAGGTAGAGGTAAAAGACCACCTCAAGGACAATATAAGTATGATTCTGAGAAAGATGATTCACCTTCAGTTAAGTTTACAAAGATGATTGCGAATGAGTTTGAAAGAAAACTTAAAGAAAAAATCGCAGAATCAAAGTAAGTATTCAACGGTATCACCTGGTTCAATATTCAAATATTCACAGGTTCCACCTTCAAGTTCCAAAACAATATTTCCGTTTCCACCATAACTAGGACATTTATTTCCACGACACGGAGGACAATCATGGTGTATATTAACGATTACGTTATTACGGATAATGATAATGTCTAAGTTAATTATACAATTCTTCATCCAAAAAGATTGTTTGTCTCCACCGATTAAAAATAATAGACCGTCAAAAGTATTATCAAATGTTCTACCCATCATTCCAATAGATTGAGATTCTTTATCTACCAAAGTTTTAACATTAAAAATATTGTCGTTGATTCTAACTTCCATACATATAAATACAAATAATTGTGGAAGATATGTTAATTTGAACTTTTTTTGAAAAAAATTTGACTTTTATGTATAAATGTAGTACTTTTGAAATTGTTGGGCATATTTATAGTTTCCGTGAGAAATGACGGACATCCCCAAAACGTTTCACAATATATATTTGGCAAAATGAGAATTTTGTTTTAACTTTGTGAAACAATTGAGATGAGAGTCTCGAAAAAAAAAATGTCCCATAGGCATTTGATTATTTGAAAAAATAATTTTATCTTTGTGGGACATTACTTTAAAAGTTCTTTAAACTAATATATTGTAGGGTAGAAGATTGGTGGTTCATATGTATAACTATAAGTCTGAGGTTCAAATTCTCCCTTTGTAAATAAAGAAAAAAAAAAGTTTAAAAAAGATTTGGAAAATTGAAAAAGTCTACTTATCTTTGTGAAACAATTAAGAAAACGTTCTTTGAATTAAAGATATTGGGCGGTCTATAGTCCATAAAATAAACCATGAAAGTGGTATAAAGTGAATCATTTGGTTAAGTGGTTTGCGGCTTCCGAAAGGGAGCTCGAGTAGACAAGCGAGATATCGTTAGACCTTGAGTACCGAGGGTGACACTGTAGGGAAACTGGTTTAATGACCAAGCGATGTGGGTCGTTTGGTTGAGGTGGGAACACCAATAAGAATAACTCGTAGAATTATTGTAAGACACATGGTTATCCAACCATACTATTGCGTGATTCAATATTAGAGTAGGTTTAAAACCGAAAGGTAAGAAGTCGTACAGGTGGTGCTGGTGATTCCTTCTTAAAATTTCTACCAAGAAATTTAAGATGAAACAAACTTGAAATATGAAGATAGGGATATCTTAGGGAGTAGTTAAGTATCGTGTTGTTCAAAAAATGACATGGCTTGGTCGGCGAACCGCTACTTTCATCATCCACAACCGCAAACTTTGTTAATTAAGGTTTATAAACAACTAAAAGACAAGGAAAAGCGTTCGCCAGTCGTGATTGACAGGTCACTACATAGTCATGAAATGTTCATGGCCGTAAAGGGTCCCAAACCCAATACGATTGTTGTGAAAGTTCTCTAAGTTCGCAAGACATAATCAGGGTGGCAACCTTGAAGAGCAACGAGTAAAAACAGAGTAGATTACGACTTAAGGATTGGTTAATCTAATTGACCGTGACTGAGAGGTACTTTTCAAAAGAAAGTGGAAATCGGAGGAAAAAATAATCTCCTGTAAAGTCTCTCGTAAGAAGGTGTATTCTCAACCTGAAGCCAAGAACCCCGACAAGAAATTGTTGGGGTTTTTTGTTTTATCATATATTTATTAATATGAAAATAGTAATAACTGAACAACAATTCAAAAACATATTTGAGAATAATTCAAAAGAACAACTGACAGAAAAATGTTGGAGCGGTTATAAGCAAAAAGGAATGAAGACAATGTTTGGTAAGCGATATCCAAATTGTGTTAAGAATGAATCTGAAGAAACAAATGAGGCTTCAAGTCCAGCACAACAAGCAGCAATTGCCATCAATATGAAGAAGAAGGGTATTGCACCCAAAAATAAAACTTTACATGAAGATGAATATGGTTCAGTTGAGGAGACCAACTTTGTTGTTGGTGATTTATTAACCGAAGCTGAATATCAGGGAAGGAAAGTTCAGTTAGGTAAGATAATGCAAGGTGACATTAAAAAGTCCAAAGTATATGTTAAAAATGATAAAGGTAAGGTTGTTAAGGTAAACTTTGGTTTTGGTGGAAAATCGGCCAAAGGTAAAATAATGAGGATTAAGAAGAATAATCCTGAAAGAAGAAAATCATTTAGAGCAAGACACAATTGTGATACTCCTGGTCCAAGATGGAAACCAAAATATTGGGCATGTCGAACATGGTAATGTTAATCCCTCACAGAAATGTGGGGGTTTTTTATATTTAAACATTAAAATAATTTTTTAAATATATATTTTTTACTATCTTTGTATTCTAAATCAAAGGATATGAACATGGCATCACACAACATCAAGATTCAACACGAGACTTTTGGACTATTATTGAACGAGACATTTGTTAACAATACCCAATTCAAGTTATTCTTGAAGATGGTACAAGGATGTATTGAGTTAAAGAATGATTTGACATTTTTCAACGGAATGGATTTCCTTGTTCATATTCCTCACAAACACTTGGTGAGTTCAATTATTACAACTAACGTGGATGCTTATACATTGGCAGAGCATTTGGTTGCCAAATCTAAATTGGAGGCACTAGAAACAAAATGAGTTTATTAGTTAAATTAATAAAAATTGCAATTGGAGTTGGAGTAGTATATGCTGCATACAAGATTGGTGAAAGTGATGGTAAAAACAAAGAAAAAGACAATTTGGCTGAGGTTAAAACTGATTTGGATGTGGAAATTAATTTCATTGAGGGGTTAATTGAAGAATATCAGGTTATGCCAAATAAAACTCAGAAAGAGTGGGATAATAAACAAATGTTAGAAATTAAATTGGAGCAGTTAAAACGAAAGTTATGATAACTATTGACGACATAAAGAAATGGGCAAAACCACACCCAAACACAAAGTTTAGTGGTGGTACTGGTAAACAAACTCGATTTGGTAACAACAAAGTTGAATTTTCTATTGTAGGCGGGGATACTAGACTTTATGGTAATTTTGAGAATACTTTTGAGGTCGCAATTTTTGATGTTGAGTCAAGAGATTTTATTACCCGATTTTTTTATCCTGAAGCAAGTGATGATGTAATTGGGTGGATGTCGAGTGAAGAAGTTGAAAAACTAGTTAACTCGGTAATTAAAAGAGAAGACCTTAGTATTGAGGTATAGTTTACTTGTTTAGAAAAACAAGGTGGTGGAAGTCTGACATATCCTGTCGGTCCCAAAAGAGAGGCTTCGGTCTCTCTTTTTTATTGTTCGGAGTCAAAGTATATCATAAAACCAGTTTGTTTGTATACTTCTAATTTGACATCATCTTGAATTAAATCTATTAACTCATCCCATTCACCTATTTCACCTAAACCTACTTCGTCATATGCGTCTTCAATAGTAATACGTTCATTATCCTCACCCCAAACTATTCCACTATCACCCCAACTATAATCTACCTCAACAGACCATGGTAATCTGTATGGATTTCTAAAAGAATTCTTATCAAATTCAACAATATCAAACGAATTTATTATCAGGTAAACATAATCACCATTTCCATAATTTAACATAACTTTAAATCCTGGACTTGACATCAGACCCAATTTAGAAAAAGTTTGTTGAATAAAATTGGTGGTACCAGATACTCCCAAGTTTAATACTAAATCCTTTTGAAACTCGTGAGGTGTGTAATCAACATACTTGGACACACTCAATAAGTTTTCTGTTTGATTTGGATAATCAATTGATTTAAGAAATTTCAAATATTGTTTAAACTCCATAATTAAAGTTTATAAGATAAAAAATCTTCATAATCTGACCAATATATATTTAAAGATGAGCTGTCAGATACTATTAGGTTTATTTCATTTAAATAGGAAATACAATAAACTTGATTAATCTCAACAAAATTTCTTAATTCGGAGTTATTTTCTGTACTCATTAAAACAATATATTCATCACCTAAACGGTCAAAGTCATATTCAGACATTGCCGGTTCATTTGTTTTTTCATTTAATTTAAATTGAGTTTTTACTTCGTTGTCCCAAGTACAAATGTAATGGTGTATATATGTTAATTCGTCTGTTTCGAATTCACCATCACCATCACATTCACTACATTCTACCTCACCAACACCATTACATTCACCACATGTTTCTGTTCCATTACCACTACATCTACGGCAAGTATTACCATCAATACCTTCACCATCACCACCACAGCCATCACAATCTTCATAACCATTACTATCACATTTCCCACAACCCTCAATTCCACTTCCCTCACAAAAGTCACATTCAATATTTGTATAATATCCTGTAGTGTAAAATACAGATGCGAATGATAATTTATTTATCATATCATCACCCATTTTGAAATCACCAGTTTTTTTAAGTGAAAAAATGTATAGGACTATTTTAATTATTGAATCACCACCAAGAGCATTAAAATATGCTTGTTGGGATTTATATATTTGTGAGTTAAATATATCAAATACCTGTTGAGGACTTCTTACCTTATTTGAAAATAATTCAGATACGTTCTTGGATAACCTTTTTAATTTATCGTTCATTAGTCAGGATATGTAATAAATGTTGCCAATGATAAAGTGTGTGTGTCCTCATAAACATAGTTCATTCTATAAATAAATGGGTCTGAAACATAACAATGTGAGTCACCTGAAACAATTTTACCTTCTTGGGTTGGGGTATATTGTTTGATTACAGAAATAAATTCATTACACATAATCTTTAAGTCACGGGTAAAGGTATATACATCATCCCCATCAAGAGCTCCTTCGTATTCAAAATCCACTTGGATATTAACTCTTTCAATAATCCACACACCATCTGTATTTTTCATTTTTTCCAACTCAATGTCTATATCACTGGAAATAAACCCTTTTTGTTCAAACTCCATTTTGTATAAGTATTTCAACTTATCCGTCAAACGTTCTAATTTACTTAAAAAATCCGTCAAAATTTCTAATTTATTTTCATTATCTCTCATAACAATAAATAGGTTTATTTTTTAAAAATTAACTATTATATTTATAATATAAAAAAACTATTATTATGTCTGAATATATTATAATTGAAAAACAAGAAATTTTAGATAATCCAAATGATTCTGAATTGGGTAAACTTATTAGATTAAAATACCTTAAATCAGCTAAAAACGAAGAATGTCCAATATGTGGGGAAGAAAAAAAATGTTGTGATAATAAATAAAAATGTTTTAAATTTTATAATAAACACAATTATAAACTAATTATATATAAAATATAACACAATGGGATATAAAAGATTATTATTAAACGAATTAGAAAAAAAAGAAATCCGAGGAATGTACGGGTTATTAACTGAACAAAGATTATTAACAGAACAAAGATTTGTTGCTGGAAAGGGAGGTAGTGTAAGAATACCATGTTTATATGGACCTGGATATCAGTCATTAAAACATACAGATAAATCGGGGAAGGAATATGATAACGAAATTTTATTAAATCCTGTTATTGAAGAGGCTGCGGAATTTTTAAGAAATAACGTAGGATGGATTCCTAAAGTTACTGTTACTTCGGGAGAATCTATTATCCCTAATTATGACTCAGAATACCAAACCGGGTCTAAACCCTCCGGATGGTTAAGTGAGGCAAGAAAAAACAAAATTAAAGCTTATGTTGACCGTCAATTAAAAACTTTAAAAGTTAGTAAACCTGCTCAAGTTGTGTATTTTTTTCAAGAAGCCAAACTACTTAAAGAACCAAGTGGAGGTTGGCCGGACTATAGTAAATGGAAAAAATCAACTCAAGAAGAAAAAAATGTAAATCCAAAAAACAGAGAATATACTAATTTAAAAATGGGATATGACAAAGACCAATTTACTGAGGTAAATTTTAGTGTTGTTCCCGATTTAGGACCTTATCAATGTACACTTAATGTTAGAATTGGTGTTCATTATGACGATATAAGAATACGTCATACCTGCGATGACGCAAGATTTCAAATATTAGCAAATGGGATTCCATTAAAGACATCCCAAGGAACAACTTGTGGCGCTGGGTTAGGTTACGCCGATATGAATAATGGTGGAGGTCAGTTAGATTGTAAAGGAAATAAAGATAGTGGTGGTTTAAGATTTAATTATTTCAAGTTAGATAATAAATCATTAATTGATTCAATCATGGCTGCGGATAAGACTAAGCTGGGGCATATAAGACTAACCACTAAATGTATTCCTAATACTGTTAATAATAGTAAAGGTGGGGGATGTCACACAGATGTCCCACATATCACAGTTAATGACACCGATGGTAAACTAACGGTTGACACATATCCAAAGGCAAACGACGCATATTTAGTTACATTAGATAAGTGTGGTAAATTGATTTCTGGTGGTGGTGGTAGTGTAAAAGTAAGTGATGATGTTAAGGGTAAACCCACAGAAACAAACAAATCTGTAGGCCGAAAACTTCCTTTTGCCGCAGCAAAAACAGGAACTTTAACTACAGACCAATCTATTAATAATTTGGTTAATAATGGTAGTATACAAAAAAATAAAGATGGTACTTATACGGTATTAAAAACTTTTGGGGTAAGTCCAAACATTTATAAACCAAATGACATCATTGCAAAGATATTACCAAAAGGTAGTGAAATAATCTTTCCAAGTTAGTAGAAAATAAAATGGGGGTTAATGACCCCCAATTCCTATTCAATATCACCATAATAGTGGTAAGAATCTTTATCATCATCAACAATAATTGTAATTGATGTGTTATCTATACACGGTGATGTAAAGTAAGTTACGACATATGTTTTATTAGATTTCAATTCCATAGAGTAAAAAGAATTTATACCAGGGTTTGACTCTTTTGAACCTAAGAATTTGTACACCATCTCAGTACCTTCACTTTTAATTATTAAAGAATCTCCACCAATTAAAACGGTTGGTGAACTTAACAACACTGGATAAACCCATGTTGATGTGCTATCAGTGACTGAGTGGCCAATACCCAAATATTTAACTTTTATTTTATAGGTGTCTTGAGACAAACAAAATATTGTTGTTAAAGACAATAACGAGGTAATAATTAGTTTTTTCATAATGTTTTTATTTTAATACAAATATAAAATAAAGTTTGGTATAAAAAAAATAAAATCTATTTATAATTTAAAATATTTTAAATATATTTAGTTTTAAGTTAAAAATAAAAATAACTGAGTAAAATATTAATATGGAAGTAATAGTTACGGGGGCTTATGGATTTATAGGTTCTCATTTTGTGAATAAGTTAAAAGAGTTAAACCCTGAGTGTAAGGTAACAATAATTGATAAGTTAACATACGCGGCAAATATTGAAAACATTAAATGTGATGTCAACTTTATCCACGAAGATATTTGGGATATTAAGTATCTTCATGATTGTGATTATATTGTACATTTTGCGGCTGAAACGCATGTAGATAATTCTATTAAAGACGGACGACCATTTATAAAAACAAATGTTGAAGGAACTTTTAATTTAGTTGAGTTGGCAAAAAATTTAAAAAGATTAAAAAAATTCATTCACGTATCAACTGATGAGGTTTATGGAGACCGGTTAATTGATAGAAAAATGATATTAGCAACAGAAGAATCCAATCTTCACGGAAGTTCTTATTATTCATCTTCAAAAATTGGTTCTGATATGATTGTTGAAGCCGCAGGAAAAACATTTGGATTACCGTATATTATAACAAGAACATGTAATAACTTTGGAGAGAACCAACACCCTGAGAAAATGTTATCAAAAATTATTCAATGTGTTAAGAACGGAGAAACAATCCCTGTTTATGGTGATGGAGAACAAGTAAGAGAATGGATTCATGCGGATGACAATTCAGTGGCAATTTATAATTTGTTAATGTCTGATGTAAAAAATGAAGTGTTTAATATAGGGAGTGGTTATAGAATTACAAACAACCAACTTATTGCAAAAGTTGGGGAGGTGATTGGAAAAACTCCTGAATACAAATATGTGACGGATAGATTGGGGCACGACAAGATGTACGGATTACATTGTGAGAAGTACATTGAAAAATTTGGACCAATTAAAACCATCGCATTAGAAGAGTGGTTAAAAAAAATGTTAAAATAATTTTAAAATGTTTTGGCAATACTAATATATTAATTATCTTTGTATGAACAAAACCACTACAACATATGACAACTACAACCACCACAATCGAAAAAGTACAGAATTACAAAGGAACAAACTCTTTCATTATCAAAATGAAAGATACAATCAAAAAGTATAACAGATTAACACCAAAACAAGAAGAAGTTGTTCTTGGTATCTTTCAAAAAGAACATAATGAAAGAACCATTGAGATGAATTGGAGAACTCCTGGAGAAACTTTAATTATTGGTCGTAATATTGGTCAAAAATTAAAAGAAACTTACGGATTGGAGTTCAATCCTACATTGATTGACATCACTCGATTATTAAGTGTTAGTCCAAAGGCGGTTAAGTTTTCTGGTAAAATGACAATCAAGAGAGGTAAAGTTTGTACATCTTGTATGAGAGATTTGACTGACGAGTTTTCAATGTTAACAGGTATGGGTAAGACATGTGCAAAACATATGAAAGTAGAATACATTAAAGACGCTTCAGAAGCTACTCGTTTCCGTGAGGACTACTTAAAAAGAGTTGATGAAATTGGAGAAATGACTTTTTGGATACCAAAAAAACAAATCAAAAAATGGGAAGGTATGACAGAGTCTATTGTGAAAACAATGTAAATTAAAAGGGAGTTTAACTCCCTTTTTTTATTTTATCAATTACCAAACCTATATATTGGTGTATTTACTATTAAGAATCTCTTGGGTTAAATATTCAGAGTAAATTTAATAATTATGAAAGCATACTTTAAAGGTCTTAATAAATTTTCAAAACCTAAACAAATTCAAGCTGTTAAAGATTTTGTAAAATATTTACAAACTGAATTACCCCTTAAAGATAACGTTTACATTACATTTAAAGGCGGTAGAGATATTAAAATGACCACAGGGGTCAGAAGACCTGGAAGTCAAATATTTGTTTTAGCAGATAAAAGATTAATGATAGATATTTTAAGAACCGTATCACATGAGTGGGTTCATGAATTCCAACATCAAAAGATGGGACTTAAAGGAAAAGTTCAAAATATTGGAGGTCCTGTTGAAAATATGGCAAATGTTTTATCAGGAATATTTATGAAAAAGTTTGATAAAATTTTTCCACATTATTCTCCAGTTATTTACGAAGAAGAATAAAATTTTGAGAGAGGGACATCAATGTCCCTCTCAAAAGTATTACAACATATTTGTGTCTTCCTCTTCGTAACTTTCTATTGTGTTTTTAACGTATTCACGTATTTTGAACATACTAGATAAAAACTCCAATCTTAATTTGTGGAATTCTTCATCTTTGATTTCTTCGAATCGACTATAGTGCTCAAAACAATAATCAATTCCTTCGTTTCTCATTCGGTAATCAACCGCTTGCCAATTTTCTAATTCTTCTTCAGTCATATTTTTAATTTTTATAAAGATAAGTATAAATATGGATATTACAAAAAAAACAAAAATATTTATTTTTAATGAACAACCAAACCACTAAAATTTTTTGAGGTTTTCAATTTATGTTATATAAAAAGATAAATCCTAACAGAAATGTGGGGGGTTTTTTATTATACTTATATTTATAAGTTATGAGAATAATAATCACAGAAGAACAATTCAACAGATTCAACAGAAGTAGCAATGTTTTACAGAATGGGATTATTAAATATCTAAACCTTTATATTTCAGAGGGTAAAAGAACTTTCAGAACAAAAAACAATAATTTTGGGAATCTTAGTGAAGATTGGTGTGTTGATAATGTTCATTCAATAACCGCAATTTATTACTTTGAAGACGGCAAGTTTGATTCGGGACATTTAATTGTAACTAACAATTTTGTTAATAAAATTAGTGAAATATTCAGTGTTAAAAAATCATATGTTTTACATGTTATTGAAGAATGGTATGATGAGGTTATGGTTCCAAAATTTGAAGAGTTGGTTAATGAATCGGGGTTAAATATTGATGAAATTGGTTCTGTTGAAAAAGAATCCGGTTGTATACCTGAATTTGTTAAACCTGAGGGAATAACAGATGACGAAATGATTGATTATATTGCTGACCACACTTTATTCAAAAGACAAGATGTAATAAAACAAATTGAGGGTGGTAGAGACCTTGATATTTTTTATTTTGATATTAAACGTAGGGAAAACAATTGATAATGAAATACATTATAACTGAAGAACAATTAAAAACTACGATTAAAAAATTCAATAAAATAAATTTTGATAGTAGTCAGTTTGGTAAAATTATTGAAGAACTTGTTTTAAATTTTTTTAAAAGTCCTGTTTGTGATGTTGCAGCAATAAAAATACCTGAATTAGATGAATATATTGTGTTAGTTTTAACACCTACTTATCATAGTAATCTAACCGAACATAAACTTGCCAACTATATTAAAAACTTCATTGGGGTTAAATTAACGGTTTTACTTAACCAATCCGACAACTGTACAGAAAATATCGTAGAACAACAATACGGAAAATTATTAGAAATGATTAAACTTGACATCAAGGTTGGAGATACAATCATGGGGGGTAAGTTTAAAAATAAGAAAGTTGTTGTTAAAACTATTGGTAAAAATGATAAGGGTGATATTACAATTAATGGTAAACCATTATTACGATTTAGAATATTAAAAGAAAATAATATTCATTTGAAAAGAAGAGAATATATAATGAAAAAAAAATTGGATTCAATAATTCAAAATAATTTTAATGATGAAGAACTTAAATTTACTCCTTTTGAACATTTTAGATTACATATATCTGATTATGTTGGTACCGAAATGGCAAACGAACTTAATTTAACAGGAGACAAAAAAGTTACATTTAGAAATCAAATAATCCAATATGTTCGTAATTATTTTTATGAATATTTAAAAGAAGTTTGGGAATCAAAACAAAATTAATTGATAAATAAACTATTATTTCTTATTTTTATAAAATAATAATCGTAAAAAATTTAAATATGAAAATAGGAATAACAGCCAGTTCTTGCGATTTGTTGCATGCTGGACATATTTTAATGTTAAAGGAGGCCAAATCTGTTTGTGATTATCTTATTGTTGCATTACAGATTGACCCAACTTTAGACAGACCTGATAAGAATATGCCAATCCAATCATTCTATGAAAGATGGACACAGTTGTCCGCTGTGAAATATGTTGATAAGATAATTCCATATTCGACTGAGATGGAACTTATGACCATCCTTCAAAATAACAGTATTGACATTAGAATACTTGGAGATGAATATAAAAACAAAGTATTCACAGGATGTGATTTAGAAATGGAATATTATTTCAATAAAAGAACACACAAATATAGTTCAACAGAGTTACGAAAACGTATCGGAGGTATTTAATTATAAAAGAATAATATATGGATTTAAGTGATTTATTAACAATTGTTATTCCTTGTAAAAATGAAAAAAACATTATATCTAAGACATTAGATTTATTAAACCATCAAACAAATATTCACGGAGTTAAAGTTGTTGTGTGCGATTCGTCAAATGATGGGATGACTAAATTATCGTTATTGAATAGATTAGAATATAATTTGATTACAGATAATTTCAACTTAAATTTGATTGAAGGCGGATTACCTGCAACTGCAAGAAATAACGGTTTTAAATTAGTTTCTACACCATATGTTTTATTCATGGATGCCGATATATTCCTATTGGACAGTGAATTGTTAAATAATGCTGTTTTAAAAATACAAAACGAAAACTTAGATTTGGTTAGTGTTAGGTTCAGAACTGACAACGGAGACTATAATTATGTCTATAAGGTTTTTGATGTTCTACAAAAACTCTCAAGGTTAATATCACCATTCTGTTTGGGTGGATTTATGTTAACAAAGACATCAAAGTTTAAAGAAATTGGCGGGTTTGATGAAGAAGTTAAAGTTGCTGAAGATTATGTTTATTCCAAACAAATAAAAAGGAATATGTTTAAAATACATAATGCTTTTGTGTATACACCACCAAGAAGATTCCACAACAAAGGTTTATGGTACATGACTAAATTAATGATTGGGTCGGTCCTAAATAAAAACAATAAAGAATATTTTAAAGACAGTAAAAGTTATTGGTCATGAAAACATGGAGAACAATAATAATGAGTGATTTACATCTTGGTGCAAGACAATCACAAACAGACAATATTATTAAATTCTTGGAAGAGAATGAGTCTTTAATATTAATTTTAAATGGTGACATCATTGATGGATGGGCACTTAAAAGCGGGGGGAAATGGAAAAAAGAATGTTCCAAGATATTCCGAAGATTTATGAAAAGAAGTGAGACAGGAACAAAAGTGGTTTATATCAGAGGCAATCATGACGATTTCTTAAAACCATTCGTACCTTTCTTTATGAATAACATTCAAATCGTTAGGAAGTATATACACATTGGGGCTGATGGTAGAAAGTATTATTGTTTTCATGGTGATGTTCTTGACTTTGTTATTATGAAAGTAAGATGGTTGGCAGTACTTGGAGGTATATCTTATGACTTAGTAATCAAATTGAATACGTTATATAATTTGATTAGGAGAAAGTTTAATCTACCTTATTATTCATTGGCGAATCATATCAAACAAAGTGTAAAGGGAGCAATCAATTTTGTGTCTGACTTTGAAGAAAACGCCAAAGGATTAACAAAAAGTAAAGATTGTGATGTTGCAGTATGTGGACATATCCACCAACCAAAATTAACTGAAGACTATATGAATTCAGGTGATTTTTGTGAGAATTCAACTTGTTTAGTTGAAGACTTTAACGGTAAGTGGTCAATAATTAATATGGGTTAATGTTTGTACCCGTATTCAGTACTAAAAACAAATACCCATATTATGAATACTATTCAATCACACTATTTCTCGAATTTTGAGTTTATACATTTTACTAAACCAAGCATTTACTACCGTCAACATAATTTTCTCTATAAATTCTTCACCAAACTTTTGATTTAAAGTTGATTTAACCTCATCACCAACATACATGGTTGATGTTTTTATATCAAACAGAAAAAACTCATTTGCCCACGTCTGTTCTACTTTATTATAATAAAGATATGGAAAACTAAATTTATCCTCAATAAATTTTGATATATATTCTTCGAGTTTTGACATTAATTTAAATATAACAAATATTTACATAATATGAACCTACAAGAAGAAATATTAAGAATAAAATCAATGATAATTGTTGCTGAAGAAATGGATTTAAATTCAGACAAAAACCAAAAAATGATTGAATTAGTGGATGTTTTTAATGAAGGTGAATTTGAAACTAAAATCAAGCCATATTTTAATGACACAATGACTTTTTTAAAAGTTATTAATAATTACGGTCTTTTATATGAACTTGATATAAATAATATTCCTTCTAATGATATTAGTAATGAAGTGTTTGATTATTTGGACAATAATGGTATAATATCTAATTTTGATTATGATTCTATTCCTGAGGCGTTTAAAAACAATTATCTAATACATGGTTTAGAACATAACTACGAAGATACTATTAAGTATATTACAAGCGACCTTTTACAAGATGTTAAAATTAGACCTGATGGGTTCTATTTATATTTAGGTAATGATAGAGATGAATTGGCTTCTTTTTTCTGCGGTTCCTCCCGTCGTGACGTTTCTCCTGAAGATGTTGCAAAACAAGTATTTAGCGAAGAGGGTTTAGGTAACGATTGGTATTTTGATGTTGGTACAACACCATCTGAAGTTATTGACGATTTAAACGAAAACAATACCATTCATTTAAAAGATGTTATTTTTAAAGAAATTGGTAATGTTGAATTATCTTTAGAAGATTATGATTCTGATTTTTTTGAAAGTTTATCACAAGAACAGGGAACTGAAGGTTATTTTAAAATTGAACCTGAAGACTTAAATGAATTAATTAAAGATTCCGACGCAATCAACGAACTATGTAAAAAAGATTTAAGTGAGTTAGGTCAAGAATTACAAAGTGTTTATTGGAATGCTTATAATACGGCATATGAAGATGAAATATATAAATTAGTATATGATGGTTTAGATGATTACTTTGAAGGAAAAATTGATGAAGTCCCAAAAGAAATTATCAAATCGGATGGTAAAAAAGAAACCAGATATGTAAATTATATTAAAATTAGGGATTTTGTTGGAGACATTACAAAATTTTTAGAAATGAATAAAGGTCAAAATACATATTCAGATTCATATTTAGAATATTTTGGTGGTTATATGACTTTGATGAAAGAACTAATTAACAATGGTGATTTTGAATGTATAGATTTTAGAATTTCAGATTATCCAGATTGGTCTACTATTCAAAAATATACAAACGAAATGTTTAATGATTATATTTAAATAAATTGTGTCACAATTATTCACATATCTATTTGTTTTATTTGTTTAAATCTTCATACTCCAACATGATACCTTTTCTTAACATCATATTATCTGATTCTAAAAATTTTACATATTCATTACATTGTTGTAACTCTACAACTTTACCGTCTAATTTAATCTGTAGTGAATCTATTGTATAAGTGTAATCGATATGTTCCTGAGTTATCACATTACTTTTATATTCTGTATCACAAGAAAATAAAATATATCCTAACGTAATTCCCGCTAGTAAGTGTAAAATTGAGTAATAAATTATTTTGTTCATATTTTTCATTGGTTTTATAAATTTTAATTTGATAATTGCATTTTTATTGTCGGGTGACTTTGATAATTCTCTAAAATAATATCATCCAAAGTATATTCCGAAATGTCATTAACAACACTATTAGATATTTTTACTGTTGGTAATTCATATGGTTCTCTTGTTAATTGTTCTTTAATTGGTTCAATGTGATTAAGATATAAATGAACGTCTCCTCCATTGTAAATCAATTCTTCAGGAACCATATTAACTTGTTTAGCAATCATCATCAATAATAATCCGTATGATGATAAATTGAAACTCAACCCCAATCCTACGTCGGTACTTCGCATATTAAACATTAAAGAGATTGCTCTGGTTGGTACCCCATGAGTATCTAAATGAACATTAGGGTCAAATTGATTTTTTTGTTCTTCATTTGTAAATCCAAACTTGATATTCCATACTTGCAATCTTTCCTCTAAACTCAACTCTCTTGTATAAACTTGAAATCCATAATGACAGGGTGGAAGAACCATTTGGTCTAATTCAGATGGGTTCCACGCTGACAAGAGTAGCCTGCGACTATCAGGATTTTCTTTGAGTTGTTTAATCAAATCCGATATTTGGTCTATGTTGTCGTTCCAACTTCTCCATTGCTTTCCATACACAGGTCCAAGGTCACCCCACTTCTTAGCAAACTCATCATCTGTTTTGATTTTGTTGATGAAGTCTTCTTGTGATAAGTGTCGGGTTGGGTGTGGAGATACCATAGAACGCCCATTCAACATACACCAACCTTTATCTCTATTTTGATAAAGAATATTTGTATGATGGTCGTGTATTGTTGCTAATGGATAATTTGTGTAGTTCTTATACGCATCTCCGTTCCAAATATGACAATTATTATCAACAAGGAACTTGATGTTTGTATCACCTCGTAAAAACCATAATAATTCAACTACCATAGTTTTCCATGCCATCTTCTTAGTTGTAAGTAATGGAAACCCCTCACTCATTTTATGTCTAATCTGTCTACCAAAAACACTGATGGTACCAGTTCCTGTTCTATCTTTTTTTGATACACCATTATCAAGGATGTCTTGTAAGAGTGATTGGTATTGTTTATCCAAGGTATTATTTTTTATATCTATATCTTTCATTAGTTCTTTACGTTTTTCAGGATGTCTCCACTTGCCATAGTTAGACCATTTGTTCATAACTTTCCAATTGATTTTCGTTGAAGATGTGTAATAGTCCATATTCGTCCATTTCACCTATCACTCGGATTTCACCACCGATTGTTTCAAATACACCTACGATTGTGCAAGGAAATTTATAACCTTTTGGTTTGTGTGCCTTATCACCAACCTTAAATTTTGGTTCTGTTTTAAAAATATTGTTTGTTTTTTCTTGTGTCATGATTCTAAGTTTAAATTATAATCATTTAATATATTTCTGATTTCATTACGTATTTTTTCTGCAACGGCAAACTCTTCGTCAGTTGCTTCTTTTGATTTATCAAGCATACTTGTTCCATGCTTTGTTGTGCCTCTAAGCAATTGGTCTAAGTCCCACATAGCTAACTTCCATTTATATCCATCTAATGATACTCTTGCGTCATCTTGTTCTTCTACTGAGTCAAACTCTAATATTATTTTTCCCATTTTTATTGTTCTTTAAATTTTTCATATAACCATTCTTCATAAGTGGTGGCATCAGATATTTCATAGCATCCACACTCCATTGTTTTTTGTCCTGCTTTATATGCCTCTTTTGCTGATTGGTTTAACGCCAAAAATATCTGTTTTTTTTCCATTTCTTTAGCCGCTTCAAGCATTGCATACCAAGTTACTTCATCCTTGTCTGTATTCCATAGCCTTTCAAATAATAATTCTACCGCTGTTTTCATTCTTCTGATTTAAAATCCTCGTTGACAATATGTCATTGCATTTATTTTTTCTTTTTGTAACCATAATAGGTATCTGAATAGTTTTTTCATGGGCTCTCTATTGTGTAATTTTCGTATTGAAATATTAAATCTTTAAGTAATTTGTTTTCTTGAATAACTCCTTCACATTGTTTATTGTCCCTAAACATTGTTATACCTATAAAAATCCCAATAACAAATCCTATAAGTAACCCTATTACTAATTTATCTGTTGTTTTCATTCTTCTAATTTATTTTTTAATAATTCTGTTGCTCCATGCCATAATGGAGCCATATAATGATACACGTTTTCAATTATCTCTTCTTCTAAAAAAGTTTCAAGTTCTTTAATTCTTGCATCTTTCTTTTTTTCAATTTGTTTAGATTCTTCAATAATTTCTTTAATACCTAACATATTTTGGTTGTAATCTAAGCTATCTAATAAACACTCTACTGCTGTCTGTTTCATATCATTTTTATTTTATTAATTTGTCCCATATATTAGTTAGATTTGGGACGAATAGTTGTAAATTGCTAATATATTAGTTATATTCCTCTTGCTATCATGTTTAATATTTCTAATCTCTCTTCATCTGTTAGTTTTTTGGGTAGTTCATACTCTTTCGTATTCTCCAACCTACATTTCTCCACCTCTTCCCACAAAGACTTATCATCATAACAAATTGCATTACCATCTTTGTCTGTTGCTTGGTATTGGTCACCATCTTTATCTCTCTCCCATAGATACCAATAAATCCAATCTGCTCCTTCCTTACCATAGTAAACCTCTAATAAAATATTAATTACTGAGGTATAGTCATCTGAAAAATTAACAAGGTCTATTTCTAATTTATACAATGCATCCTGCTTGTCTGACTGTTTCCTAATTTTATTAAGGATTTCTGTAAATACTTCTAATTTCATATTATTTTTTTAGTTTCCATAACTCGTAATTACTATTTTTTGTCTTAAATTTAATATAGTCATCTTGCTCCTCAACAATTTCGGTTATTGGAGTTGTTTGCCAAGTAAAGAATTGATTAAATGGAGACATAATTAATGAAAGACCAACAGCTGGTTTATCATGTCTTGATTTAAACCTACCTTCCTCATTCCATTCCAACCACCTTACTTCTTTAGATTGATTAGTTAATCCATCATGTTCACGAAGCATTTTCCAATTGAATTCGTTTTCAATTACTCCTTGCTCAACAGCAACCTTTAATACATTATCTTCTGTTAATGTCATTGGTATTTTATTTTGTTTAATCTTGTTCATTTTCTAATTTATCTAATTGTTTTTGTAATCTATTGTACGACCATTTTGAATGTCAGCTTCACTCATTTCAAGCATCAACTTTTGCTCTTTGGTCAATTCAATTTTATTTTCCTGAACCGCACTATTATCAACCAAACTTAACAAATTCTGATTATTTTCTAATTCATCTAATTGTTTTTGTAATCTATCTATACTACCTAAAATAATACTAGCGTTTGGGTCTATTACTTTAATTTGTTCAACTAACTCTTCTTGTCGTCCTTTATCATAAAATCCTTGTTCAATCCAATCAGCCAAGTCCTGTATGTGCTTTGGTGCATGAACACTAATTCGTAAGTCATACGATTCCCATTTAGTTTTCCAATCAATGAAAGCGATTCCCTTAGTTAATTTCCTAAGTAGATTATGTAGAGTCCAATTACGAACTCGAACAATTGAACGGTCACTACCAAATACATCTAAAAAACGTAAAAACCATCTTGGGCACCATTTTGGTTTTGCTTCATAGTCCATTGCCAATACTAATGGGTAAAGGGATTTAAAATAAACACCATCTTCATTCCATAGTTGTGTACCTAAATAACCATACTTTTCAAATCCTTTAGGAAAAAATATGTAACGAAAATCATCCAACTCAATATTACGAGTTTGTATCATACCTTTCTTACGACCTTTCCAAAACAGGATGGAATACTTAAGACTGTCCATACGTTCTTTAAACGTTGGTGCTTTATAAAATTTACTTCTTTTCATAGTACAAATATAATAATTTTTTTTTTATAATAACAAATAAATTTTAATATAGTTACGCAATATCTATAACCATTTTATGTCATTTGTTATTGAATCCCATTCAATACTAACAGGTAGATTAGTATATAGGTATTGTTCATTTAATATTGAAGCATTAATAAAGTGGGTGTGTCCATTATAATAATATCCTGAACTTCCATGTATATGTCCAAATACATGAATCTTTGGTTTGATTTCATCTACTCGATGACGTAACATTTCACATCCTACTCGTATACTTTGTCCACCTGGAATATCTAAATGCCCAAATGGTGGTCCGTGTGTGATAAGTATATCAGTGTCTTTAGGTATTGCATCCCATTTTGTCTTCATTTCCTCACCATTTCGTGGTAAATTAAAGGCCCAATTAAAGAACTCAGGTTGCCAAGGTGAACCATATAACTTAACCGAAGAGTCATCCTCCATATCATAAATAGAGAAACCTTCATCTTGAAGATAAATTAGATTGTTATAATCTTTTATAGTTAATGAACTCCAAGTAGGGTCATTCTCTAAAATACGGTCGTGATTTCCCGCAATAAAAATTTTCTTATCATAACCTTTTATTGCACTAAACCAATTAAGGAATTCAATTACTTCTTTTTTATGATATCCACTGTTCATAAAATCACCAGCATGTATTAGTATATCACCACCTGGTAAATCATTTTCACAATATTGGTGTTTTGAGTGAGTATCGCTAATAAATGTTATTATTTTTTTCATCTAACAAATATAAGAAAAATAATTTAAACTTTAAAATAAAAGTACAAGAGTTTTTAACGGATTAGTTTATTCTTTAATTAATGGTTTTCTGCTTGGTAAGGTGCCTTGCAATACTACTTTATCTATTCTTGAATCAATATATGATTTTGTTTGTGTAATTTCCTTTTCAATTTCATCTTCTTTCCTGTGATGAAAATCATCCACATGTCTAACTTGATTCATTATTGTTTGTTCAACCATATTAATATCACGACGGGTAGATTGAAGTAATTCTTCCGTATGTCTTCTTTCGTGGTCAATTGATTGATATACTTCATCAATCATTTTTTTAATTTTTATTATTTGTTTTTCTAATTTGATTATCTTAACCATACCTATAACTAAAGCAATTAATAATAATATTGCTGAAATCGTAAGCATACCTAAAACATATGATGTTATTTCTATCATGTTTTTTAAATTTTATTTATTTTTATGTCAAAGAACTCTTGTACTGTACCCATGTAGAATTTTAAATCTATATGGGTCTTAATAATTTTTATAGTTTTAATTTAGTTATTCTATTATTTTTTCAACATAAGTTGATGTCTCTCCTTCAGTAAATCCTTTTTCAATTAATAATGGTAATGAACCTGGTTTACACCAAGCATATACTGTATACCCACTGTAACGAGTTTTAACATATTCCCATCTAGTGTCCCATAACTTTCTAAAAATACCTTTTAGTCTATGTTCTTCATGTACCCAAGCGTCTAAGAATTTTATTTTATTACTTTCTTCTCGTTCCATATATATGTGTCCTACAATCTCACCATTTAACATAGCAATCCATGTTTCAAGTTGTTGAGCATTACTCTTAAGGTGGATAACTTTAATATCTTCAATCATTTTTACATTGTTTATATAAAATAATAGTAAGAATTTATAACTTAAACAATGTATTATTCATAATAATAATAAAAAATGTTTTTTCTTTTAACTGGTATTTATTATTATATGTCAGAGGAACACAAATTATCACCATTCTTTAAAAGAAGGATTGACCATCATAAGTTTGAAAAACTGATGAGGAAAGGTATTATCTATATATATAATGAATCAAATTCTCTTGAAGAATTTAAATTTAAGTTAGTTAAAGCAACATTGAAAAATTATATTCATTATAAATATAATATTAATATTGAAGATTTACCTCACGATAATGTGGATAATTTTATTGATTATATGGTTGATACTTATGAGCCCTTACTTAAGACGTATTATTATAATGAAAGAAAAAATAGTGGTAATATAAATGAAAATTATAGTCCAGCTGGTAAAGAAATAATTCCAAACGAAATTGTTATACATAAATCTAATCCTAAGTTTAGAGACAAGATTATAGAACAAGGATTAAAAGTTCGTGCTGGTGAATGTTATAAAATATATGCAGGATATGGAACAAAATGTAAACCTGCAATATTTGCAACCAACTCAACAAATAAGAGGTCGTGGTTTGATTCTACTTATGATGATGATGTTTGGGAAATTGATACAACAATGATGCCCGAAATCAAATGGTATAAGGATAGACACTACGAATCAAGTAAAAAACATATAGTAACCTTTCAAGACATACCTAAAGAGGCAATCAAACTTATTTATGAAGGTTCAGGTAAAGATGGGGGAATAATGGAATCAGTTGACAAATCTGAAGACAAAAAACTTAAGTTGTTAACAAAAATGATTCATCAGTTTTTTGATGATGTTAGTTTTATTGTTATTAAAAAATATGAAAATAAACCAATGATAATAGTTTATTTTGATAACGATGAAGCAGGTAGGCAAGGAGAGACTTATTTTGCGGAACAAATACAACGTAAAATATATGAATATACAGGTATTAAACTTATTCCGTATTGGCACACTATTCAGTATAACACTGATGCAGATTTTCGTTTAGATGCCATTAAACTAAAGAATATGGATTTGATACCTCAGTACGAAAATGAAAGAAATGATATAAACGAATCTGAAGACAAAAAACTTAAATTGTTGACAAAAATTATGGACAATATTATTTTTCCTGAATATAAAAATATTATTTGTGGTTATGATGTAAAAAATGATGAGGCTTTTAATGAACCTGTAGTTAATGTTACTTTTATTGGTGGGTATGGAACAAAACTTTGGCCTACCACACAAGGAATTAAAAAAATGTATAGTGATGTTTTAAATAAAATTTGGAATACTATTTACAATTACATTAATGTTCCAGTTGGCGTTACTATGGAAACAACACCCAAATGTGATGAACAAGAAAACATTTATCTTAGAGAATCAGTTGACAAATCTGAAGACAAAAAACTTAAGTTTGTGACAAAAATGATTCATGAGTTTTTTGATGAGGTTAGTTTTATTAAAATTAAAAAATATGGAAATAAACCATTGATAAGAGTTTATTTTGATAACGATGAAGAAGCGGCTAATGAAGAGACTTATTTTGCAGAACAAATACAAGATAAAATTTATAAATATACAGGTATTAAACTTATCCCGTATTGGCACATGATTCAGTATAACACTGATGCAGATTTTCGTTTGGACGCCATTAAACTAAAATACGATAACTTGGGAAATGTTATAAACGAATCAGAAGAAAAACAACCTAAGTATCTTAACGCAATAAAAAATCTTATTGAATCATTCAAAGACAAAGATTGTGTTTGCGATATTGACGTGTTGTTTGAAGACGATACGTATTGTATTTATTTGAAATTTGGTGTTGAAGACTTAAATGATAAATTTCTTAGTAATGGCGCACATCATTATGTGTCAAAATTAAAAAATAATGTTAAAGACACCATTAAAAATTATCTATCAATAGATAATTTATATGTTGGGTCTTACGGAACAAAAAGATGCGGTTAAACAACAAATTAAAATAACGTTTTACAACATTAATTAAAACTCTACAACATATTTATAATAATATGTTTTATATAGACAAATAAAAAAACAAAGTATTTTAATTTATGGTATTAATTTAAAAAATTTATATGAAAAAAATAATAAGATTAACTGAACAAGATTTGGCAACATTACTTAAAGGTATTGTTAATTTGGCAACAGGTATGGCGACAAACAACACTAATAAAAAAGAAACAACTTCTAATGATAAGTCAACAAATACTACGTCAACAAATACTACGTCAACAAATACTACTTCAACAAATAGTGATTCAAAAGAAACTAAAAATACGGGTAAAAAATTACCCCCAAATATTCAAAAATTAATTGATAAATTAAAAACATCTTATGGGATTAACATTACTCAACAACATATTAACAAAGAATATGAACAAGAAGGAGATATTCGATTAGATGCTGGCGGCGTTAATTCAGAAGCCCTAAAACAAATAAAAAAATTAATAGAAGATTGTAAAAAAGCAAACCTTAAAGTTCGGTTTCCCAATGGTATTGTTTCTGATTATAGAAGTTATAACACCCAAGTAGATAATTTTGGAACCAAAGCTAAAACAAGAGGTATTGATGATACACAAGCTTACAACACCCTACCTGGATTTTCTCAACATCATACAGGTAAGGCTTTTGATATATTTAGTACTGAGACTGATTGGTGGAATACAAACTCAGGGGTCAAAACTTGGGTGGCCAACAATTGTGGAAAATATGGGTTTGATGTAACTTATAAAACTAAGGGAAAAGTAAGACAGGCAGAACCTTGGCATTTATTTTTTAAGGGAGGCCAGACTAAATAATACTATACACATAAAATGACAAACAAATTAGGTGAACCCGATAGTAAAATAATCATTAAATTGTTTAAATTATTAAATGAGGAGAAAAAAAAGAATAAAACAAGAGAATCCCTTTTAAATGCAATAAGAAATCTTTCAATATATTTGAGTATTCCTAAAGACCACGAACGATATCTTTTGGAGTTATATGTTTTAAACTTTAAAGAAGACGGAGACTACTCAAATTTAACAAAAGATAATTTTATTGACCCTAGACATCAAAAAGGTAAAGTTATTTCTAATTCAAATGCCCGTTTATATACCATAGCACAATTACCATTTAAGGGTTCAAATTTAACCGCATATTGGACCATAGACCCAAAAGGTGTTCCATACTATAAAGTATCATCATACGAATGGTACCCTATATACATATACAAAAATGATAAGTGGTATCAGTCAACAAATTCTTATTCTAGTTCTACAGGTAGACAAATTAGTAATTCTAATCCCGTTGATTGGAATAATGATTTAGAAACTGTATATACGTTGACCGCGGATGAAATGAAGATGATAGAAAGAGGAAATAGTCATGAAGAAGTTATGAAGAATAAACGGTCTAAATTAAAAAGTATTGAGCCTGATTTGACAAAAAGACAAAAAACCGCAAAGATTGGTAATGCGTATCACGACAGAAATCTAACACCCACAAATATAAAATTTAAGGTTAATTCAATAGATATAGACGGTGATAAATCTATTGTAAATGTCGATGTATACGACGTAGTTAAAAGACAATCTGGTAGACAACAAGATACTCCCGAAAACTATTTAAATAATGAGATACCTAACCTTACAACAACTAATGTGGAAGACGCAATTAAAATTAAAATGAGACGAGAATTAATGGATTATATTGGTACAAGATTTAAAGATAATCTTGAAAATCCTGTAGGTGCAAAAATAGAGTTTAAATTTAACCATTTAAAAAAATAGGTTATTGATTGAACAAATACACAAAATTTTTTTTGTATATTTGTGTTATGAAAAAACTACTAACATCTTTATTTTTACAAATGGTTTTTAAAAATGTTAACACTACTAAAAAACTTATGGACATTATATTTGATGAAACAAAATCGCCTAAAGTAGTTAAAACTAAAATCGTTAAAACTCCTGTAAAATTTAAAAAAGAATTTGTAATAAATCAAACTGAACCTGTTAATAGTAAAAAACAAGAATTAATAGACGCAATACAATTTCTTAAAAATAAAACTACCAAAACAAAAGTTGATAAAGATAAAATTCAAATGTTAGAGGTAATTCTTAAATCAGTGTAGAGGAATTGAACTTTAATATAATGTTTTAGTTTTATTTTATATTTATTATAAAATTGTTTATGAAAAGAATTGTAAGGTTAACTGAACAAGACTTAACTGGGTTACTTAAAGGGATTGTTGACTTGGCTTTAGGTGGTACTGCTAATAGTAATAAAAAAGAACCAACTTCTAATGATGACTCAAAAGAACCAACTGATAACAATGACCCAAAAAAAGATGAAAAAGAAACTGAAAAAGATGTTAAGGAACTAACTGATAAAGTTACAAACGATAAGGAATATTCAATTATTAAGTCAGACACTTATAAAGGTAAAAATGTTCATGTATTATTTGGTGGGTCACATACTTCAGACTATAGCAAAATTAAAAATTATGTTAAATATTTAGAACCATACAGTAGTAAAGCAATAATTGTTATTACGCATCATAAGAACACACTTGAAAACGTTAGTAAGTACGTTAAAGATAAGTTTGGTGGAGTTGTGACCTCAATCGCAGGATTTTCTCAAGGAGGTAAAGAAACTTGGAAACACGCCGGTAATTCATCATTAAAATTAGTTGGATTAATTGACCCATCAACTTATAAAACTGATGTAACATTTGGGGCAAACACCTATTTAGTTTGTGACCCTAATAATTGGGGGTCTAGCGGGTTTTATGGTCAAGTTAAGGATAAACTAAAATGGTATTGTAGTAAAAAAAATGAATCAAAGTATTCAGGGCATGTTGAATGTACAAAAGGTAAAGCTCACATGAATTTAGACATATTAAAATATTTTTATTTACAATATGGAAATAAAATTTAACATGATATTTATAGTTTAATAATGTTTTTATTATGAAAAGAATTGTAAGGTTAACTGAACAAGACTTAACTGGGTTACTTAAAGGGATTGTTGACTTGGTTTTAGGTGGTACTGATAATAATAAAAAAGAACCAACTTCTACTGATGAAAAAGAACCAACATCTAAAGATGAAAAAAAAACAACTTCTACTGATGATAAAAAATTGGATACTCCTAACTATAATGGAGATACAGGTAAAGTTTTTTTAAAGGGTAATTTTGACTCAACACAAAAAGCTAATATTGAGTTAATGATTAAATACATGAATAAATCAGGAATCAAAGACCCATTGGCTCAAATTGGCGTTTTATCTGTAATATCTAAAGAATCAAATTTTAGACCAAAATCTGAAGTATCTTATGCCAATACATCAAATTCAAGAATTAGAAAAATTTTTGGGTCTAGAGTTTCAAAATATTCAGATAGTGAAATGGACTCTCTTAAAAAAAACCCTGAAAAATTCTTCAACGTAGTGTATGCAAAGACAGTTGGAAACCAAGGTGGTGGTGATGGATGGAAATACCGAGGTAGAGGATTTAACCAACTAACAGGTAAAAAAAATTACGAAAAATATGGTAATATGATTGGTAGAAACTTAGTAGGAAATCCTGACTTAGTTAACGACCCAACAGTTGCTGCGGAAATTGCTGTTGCATTTTTTACTAAAGGTAAACCAGGTAATACATTTCCTAAATTTAAAAATAAAACTGAAGCCGCTACTCATTTTGCTGATATAAATGCTGGTGGAGGAGTTAGTTCTCATAGGGCAAATGCGATTGCGGCAGTTGACAAATTTGACATTAAAGATATTACTTAGATTATCATTTAATAAAAAATTAAAAATAACCAAAAAGTTTTTTATAACATAATAAAATTCATATCTTTGTGGTATGAAAGTTTTTGATATTATATGGGACTCAATGTGGGATTTCTTTTTTGGAAACCAAATTACCGTTCACACACCTTTAAGGAGAATTAATGATTTTGAACTTCAAAAAATTTTAAAATTAACAAAAAAATGGTGTATTAAAAACTTTGGTATTAGTCATAATAATCCAAAAGTTAAAATTTATATGACCAAACAAATTTATGGTCAAGTTTGTTACGGAGAATATAATCCCGATAGTAATATTATTTACATTTACAGTAATAATTGTGAAGATATAAAATGTTTGATTAAAACATTTATTCACGAATATGTTCACCACTTACAACCTATCAAAAATTCATATAAAAAACTTTTAGAAAGTCATGGTTATAAAAAACACCCAATGGAAATTGAAGCAAGAAACATGGAAAGTTATTACATTGATGTTTGGGAAGATATAAAAAATAAATTATGAGAAAGTTTTTATTATTTGGATTTTTAGTGTTTATATTAATTTGGATATTTAATATGGTGTTTAACGATAAAGATTAAACAAAAAACCTCCACCTAAAATGGGGGTTTTTTATTATTAAAGTATTTATTAATGTGAAAGAACTAATTAGGAATATATTAAAAGAAGAAACAGAAGAAAATGAACAAAAAGTTATGAATTTTCTTTTACGAAGATATCGTACTTCTGAAAGAGATTTTGGCGAAGAAGGACACCCAAGGATGTTTAAACAAATTACATTTGAAATTGATGAGGACTTCTACGTTATTAATAATTTTCAAAACAAAACAGAACAAGTCCATAAAATATTTAATATGTTAGTCGATAACGATGTTATTAAAAAACCAATAGAGTTTTATGGAACAACTCTTGACCCATATAGACAAAAAGTTATTAGAACAATAAGGAAATTTTTAAATGACAAAATATCATAATTTACTATGGATTATATTATTACACCTGAACAGTTAGACAAAATCACTAAACCTTTTTTTGATAAAGAATTTAAAGACGCTAAGTGGGGTGAACATGCCCAAGGGACAGATGATGTATGGTATGGGCTTATTAATCAGGACGATGTTCTGTTAGTTGGTCATCCCTCCTTTAATGTTGATAATTACTACACTAATGGTCACCACTTTGAAAACATGTGGCATTATTTTAGTGTTAACCCTCAACAGTTTAATCAATCAATTGGTAGATACATTAAGAAAAAATATGGTTGTGAATTTAAACAGATATACTAAAAAAAAAAATACCCAAATATAAAATAAAACAATGTATATGGGTACTTATAATGTACATTAAATACTAAACCATATAAATTAAAAAAAAATGAGTATTAAAGAACAAAGATTACAAGAATTAACTAACGTTGCTCCAACAGTATCAGTCAAAATGGATATGGAGTGGTTGAGTTCAACAACAAACACCGCAGACTTCCAAATTCGATTAACAAACACTGGTACATCAGTAATTAAATTAAATGCTTTGATTATTCGTGGAGTTCATTCCCCAAAGATAACAACAGGAACTATAACATGGAAAGCATTAAATGACAATACTATTCCAGAATGGTTAGGTTGGCCTAATAAAGGAACAACTAACTTACCATATATTTCAGGACAAAGGAAATTAAATTTCTCTTCAGCAACAAATATTTTTACCAATGAAACATCTCCTATTATACCAAATGGAACAGGAGTAGTAGTTGGAACTTTTAGGGTTTCTACATCAACAACATGGAACCCAAATAGTAACTTTGGTTTTGTATGGGAAATGACAACAGGTGGAGTAGTTGGTTATGTAAATTTTGAAACACAGTCTTCAACTACATCACTACCAGTTGGTTTTATGCATTACGGACCAACAACAAATACAACGATAGGTAAATGTTTAACAGTAACCGCTCCAAGTGTACAACTATTAAACCCAAAGATATAACAAGAATATTAATCGGCTCCAAAGTCAGAATTATAGGATACAACATCAATACCAATTTTGGTTTCAACCCAATCAGATATAATACTAAGGGCATTATCAGGATGAAGGGAAAACAAAGAACATACATCACCAGCCAAAATGGAACTAATAAAACAATCTCCATCCATATCACATGATATTAGGAATTGACGACTACCAACATCTGAAACTAAAGGGTGGATATAAAAATTATAAGCGACAGAAGTCTTTAATAATTTTAGACCTTTCATATCAAGATACTTGTATATGAACGACTCTAATTGTGATTCGGAGATAATGATTTTCATATTTAATTAGTCACGTATTTTATTTTAACATTATACATATTCTCAAACCAATTCTTAATGAATTCTTTAATTTGTTCCATATCAAGGGGAAACCAAATGGAAAACTTATCCAAGAAATTTTTATCAATATACAATCTACCATTATTACTATCATATTCCATAACAATATCATCTATTGAATAAGGGTCAGGTATAGGATTATTATAGTCAATAACAATAAGCCTATCAATTTCAATAACATTAAACTGATTAAGTAAATCATTAAGATATTCAGTCATAAACTTACGTAACTGAGGATGAGTAACAAGGTAATTCATATTAATAAATATAAGGTTTTAGATTATAAGGTAATGTCGATTTTTTTATATTTTTTCGACACACATTAATCCTCTGTCGATTGTTTAAATATACAATTAGACAAATACCTGATTAAACTTTTATGTGGATTTTGCCATAGTGCTTAAATCAAATGTTTTACAATTTGAGAGAGGGACATGGATGTCCCTCTTTCAAATTCATTTCTTTCTTACTTAATTATCAACGTATTTTATTTTAACGTTATATACACTCTCAAACCAATCCTTAATGAATAATTTTGATTGTTCCATATCAAGGGGAAACCAAATGGAAAACTTATCCAAGAAATTTTTATCAATATATAATCTACCATCATCACTATCATATTCCATAGCAACATCATCAATTGAATACTCGTCAGGTTCATCGTAGTTATAGTTAATAACAATAAAACTATCAGGGTCACTAACACTACAATTATTAAGAAAATCATTAAGATATTCAATCATAAACTTACGTAACTGAGGATGAGTAACAAGGTAATTCATATTAATAAATATAAGGTTTTAGATTATAAGGTAATATTGATTTTACAGAAGTTATTATGTATTATTATTAAAAAATATAAAACTTATGAAAAAACTAAAACTATTATTACTTACGTTACTAAGCGTATTATCTTTTAACTTGTTCTCACAGACACAAGTATACACAACAAACACAACGGGACCAAACATTTGTGATGGTACTGCGGTATTGGACACAACCAATATTAATATGACATCAATCTATTGGCAAGGAATGGGGATGATTATTAATCAGGGAAGTTACATTGTAACAAACCTTTGTCCTGGCACATACGGTGTTACATTCATCAGTAACGGAACTTCGGTTACATTAACGTTTATCGTCATGGCAGGAAACTTTAATCCATGTTTAAACTTCGGTGGGTTTATAACACCAACAAACTCTGTTGACTCCACAACTTGTGATGGTATTGTAACGGCAACAGTAACAGGAGGACAAGCACCATACACATATCTATGGAGTAATGGTAATATGCTTCAGACAATCGATAACTTATGTCCTGGCACATATTGTTGTTATGTTTCAGATATGAATGGATGTTGGGCAAATATATGTGATACAATAGGAGTTCAATCTTCAAACTACGGAGATACATTATATATAACAAATGCGGGGATGTGCAATCTTCCTATTGGTACATTAGTTTCAACAATAGAAGATTGTAAATTAAATTATAATTCTATTGGTGGTGCATTTATTTCAGATGTCACACCAATATCAGATACTCTTAATATTGTAATGGTTACTTGGATACTTGTAGATACTAATGGTTTTAATGTGTCTACACCTCAGTATCAAACATATACATATATTCCTACAGTAGGATGTTATAACTTACAATTGATTATATTTTGTTATCAAAAATCTATGAACTATAACACTATCGTTATAAATCAAAATTGGTACGTAGGGTTCGCAGGTATTAATGAACTATCAGGTAATGGTAAACAACTTATCAGTGTGGTAGATTTAATGGGTAAAGAAACAAATATACAACCAAACAAACATTTAATCTATACATACAGTGATGGTTCTAAAGATATAAGATACATTAAAGAATAATACATTCCATTCACTCACTACAAAGGGAGACTCCATTCGGGTCTCCTTTTTCGTTCATTCATGTATTGTATTATTTTAATATTATAATCGGAATATATCCGATTATCTATAAGGTTGTTTACATAATAACAGAGCCTCACTGATGACACTCTGTGGAATTGTTGTTTACAGTAAACTACTTAGTGTAATCTTTACCTTCGTATTAAAAACAAGAGTAATCTTTACCTTTGTATAAAGGATATGTGGTAATTATTGGGGCATATCACAAACAGTAATGTAAAGATTTTATACCTGATTAGACTATCATGATAAGATACTGATATAATTTAATTCTTCAAACTAAATAAACGGTATATTTATTAATATGAACCTACAAGAATCTATAAAAAGAGTATTAAGAGAGGAAACTCAGATACCTTCATCAATTAGAAGAAGGGTAAGCTATTCGGATATCGAAGAGGCGTTTCTAAATGCGTTAGATTCAATTGATTATTCTCGATTACATAATCAATTCTCACCAATAAAGAATATATCGTTAAAGACATTTGCTAAACTTGTTATAGATGAACTGAATATGTATTTAGAGCAAGACTATTTTAGTGACGAGAATAGGATTTATTTTGATGACGAAACATATCACGAAAAAATTAGAGTTCCACTTATGAAGTATTTTGGTAATAGAATTAAAAAAAGATATAATAGTGGTGAATCAGAAGAAGAAGAATTAATATGAACCTACAAGAGAACATACAAAGGATAAAACAAATGATGGGACTTCTTATAGAAGAAGAAATAAAACAAGAAATACCTTATGGTATTATAAAGTTTAGTGATGATAAAATATTGGTTGGTGATATGCACCAAACACCTTTAGAACTACCTGATGAATGGGTTAAAAAAATTGTTAGTGTTGCAAACGATAAAGGATATTACGGTGAAGGTATTGGTCTTAAACATAATGACGCGATTACAAAATCAAGTTTTTATCATTTATTAGACCCAAATATGGAAATTGGTTCTTGGGATAAAAAATTAATTGAAAGTGGTGTAGTTCCAAAAGATAAAGAATATATTTTTTTATATGCGTTATTCTCTAATCCAAAAGAGAATCATAGATTAGAAAAGTTATTAAATAATATTGATGAGGGTGATACCATATTTAATGTTCTTTTAAAAACAATACCTGATTGGTCGGCGGATATGGGTAAATTTAATTTGGGTGAGAGAGAATTAACAAAGTTTCTTGAAGAAATTAGTGAAGGAAATCATAATTTTATTGAAATGTCCAAACAAGATGCAACTGAAGAGAATTTAACTAATTTTTTAGATGTAGGTGAAAAATTACAATGGCCGTCAACAGAAAAAAATCCAAATTTATGGCAACAATATCCTCATATGGCAGGTAAGTTTGCAAGAATAGCGACAACCATCAGAGACCAATTTTTAATAAATACGGGGCCTGGTGTTTATTTTGTTGGTGCGGGACATTTGAAAGATATTGTAGAAATGCCCGAAGGTAACAAATTAGAATTAATCGGAGGAGAAAACATATGAACTTACAAGAACAGACAAACAGGATAAAACAAATGATGGGGATTAACGAACAGTTATTACCTACTACAGGAATGACAGATGATACCTCAACCTCAGAAACAAATGTGGAGCCAAAAAATATTGATGCTAGAGGAAAAAAATTAGGGGACGGCATTAAAAAATTGTTTAGTAATCTAAAAACAGGAATTTTTAAAGGTGTTGAAAACGTTCAAGAATTTTTAAAAAAAATAAAAGGTAATAAAAAAACTGATTTAATTCCTACAGAGGTAGAATATGGTCAAGAAGAACCACCTGTTGAATCTAAAACTAATGATAATAATCAAATTAATGAAAAATACGAAAATATTACCTCAATTATACTTAATTTATTAAATAATAATATTGATAAAATAAAAAACACTATAAATTATGTTATTCCAAATTTTGTAATACCAAAAGTTAACGATTTGTTAAAAGCAGAGGTTAATAAAGGATATGGTAATTCATTTATGGCTGGTATTTGCCCATTTTGTTATAATGTTTGGTATAATGTAAATGTTAAGGTATTTTTTGAAAGTTTTACTGTCACCAAAATATCTAAAATAGAAATGTATACTAAAAATAGTAACATTGTTAAATTTACTATTTTTGGAAATCTAAAAATTTTAAGTAAATTTAATGTGTGGGAAAACGATTGGATTGACAATAAATCTTCATGTAACATTTCAGTAACAGTTTATATTGACCCAATAGAAAGAAATATACAAATCTGTACACCTAATGTTAAAGTTTTTAGTAATTCTATAGGAC